GAAATTTATGGTTTGACTCCTCCTCCACAGAATGAAACGACTATTTTTGAACCAGCATCTCCTTATGGATGTGCAAAATTATTTGGATATCATATTACAAAGGTATATCGTAGAGGTTATAATATTTTTGCATCTAATGGTATTCTTTTTAATCATGAATCACCTAGACGTGGAGTAAATTTTGTAACAAGAAAAATAACTCGCATTGCTTGCAGGATAAAACTTGGAATGGTAAAAGAGATCCAACTTGGGAACCTAGATGCAAAGAGAGATTGGGGGCATTCAAAAGACTATGTAAGAGCAATGTGGATGATACTGCAACATGAAGTTCCAGACGACTTTGTTATTTCAACTGGAGAAGCCTACACTGTTAGGGAATTTGCAGAAAAAGTATTTAGCTACCTTGGGCTTGATTTTTATCAATATTTGGTATCCAACGATCAGTATAAACGACCTGTGGAAGTTCCCTATCTCTGCGGAGATTCAAGAAAAGCTAGAACAATATTGGGATGGGAACCAATATATACCTTCGATGCATTAGTAAAAGAGATGGTAGATGAAGACATGAAAGAGGCTCTATTGGAGTATAATAATGTTAAAAATTGATCCAATTCATTCAGATAAGAGAGGACAAATACTTTCTTTAACTGGAGAAGAACTAATACCATACGACGAAATAACAATATTCAAAACTAACGCTAGATATGCTAGGGGCGGATGTATACATAATAGCAGTAAAGAACATATTTGTGTACTAAAAGGAATAATAAAGTTCTATACAGAAGTAAATAGCGAAATAAAAGAGATAACATTATCAACAGGACAAAGTTATACAATAGATAAACAAACTCCTCATTATTTTGTGTCTCTAACAGATTCTGTTGTTATGGAATGGGGCCCAGGAATAGAAGAGAAAAAGGAAAAGAACGAAGCATTTAGAAAAGTAGTAGAAGCTATCAATCTCTCAAATATATGATACAACAGTACGAACCTCTTATTGGAGACAGAGAAAAAGAAGCGATCAATCAGTATATGAAGGATCCTGGTTTCATTACTGAATATAAAAATACTACTCTTTTTGAACAAAAGATAGCAGAATATCTGAATGTAAAAGAATGCATAGTTGTTAATAATGGCACAATAAGTCTATCTTTAGCCTTGCTTGCTATTGGTATTAAACCAGGAGATAAGGTAATTATTCCTGACCTTACAATGATAGCTACTATAAATGCTGTAATATTCATCGGAGCTATACCTGTTTTATGCGACGTTAATGAAAGGCTTCTTTTAGATACAGAGAAAGCAAAAAATATTATCAATAAACACGATATTAAAGCTGTTATTTATGTATCTCTTAATGGTAGATCTTTCTCTTTACTAGAAGAAGATTTCATCAGATGGTGCAAAGAAAAAAATATATGTATCATAGAAGATGCCGCACAGTCTTTTGGGTCTAATGATGTGCATAGCAGAAAAATAGGCGGATCGTGCGATATAACGAGTTTTTCTTTTTCTATGCCAAAAATAATCACTACTGGGCAAGGCGGATGTTTAACAACAAATAATATCTTGTTAGCTGAGAAACTTCGTAGACTGAAAGACTTTGGTAGAAGCAGCGGTGGTATTGATACTCACATTGACTATGGTATTAATAGCAAGTTTACAGAACTACAAGCAGTACTAGGACTTACACAACTTGAAACAATTGAATATAGAACAGCGAAAAAGAAGCATATCTACGAGTTATATAGAGAAAAACTCAGATATATCAGTGGGATATCTTTTATTCCAACAGACCTTTCTTATACTGTTCCGTGGTTCGTAGACATTTATATTGATAATGTAGATGCATTATTGACTTACTTATTAAAAAATAATATAAAAACAAGAAAAATATATCCTCCAATACATACGCAGCCATATTTGAAAGATAAATATAATACTAAAGAAGAATTTAATATCAGTAGTTCTTTATCTTCTATGGGATTGTGGTTACCATCATCCTTAACACTAGAAGATGAGACTATCAAGCATATTTGTGATATAATAAAGGATTTCTATGTATCATAACTTTGAAAAAGGAAAGAAATTCATAAATAAAGTAGTGGCTCTAAGCAATTTAAAAGAATTTATCTCTGCGTTTGATAAAAATAATGTATGGTATTGTCTAATCTTCGGTACACTACTTGGAGCTATCAGAGAAAAAGACTTTATATCCTACGATAATGATATGGATATTGCAGTATTTTGGAAAGACAGAGAAAAGATATTAGATATAATAAATACTGAGTTGCCTTCATTTGAATTACAAAAGTTACCACATTTGCATGATATAAATATTATTAAAGATGACGAGAAATTAGAAATGTGGGCATTTGAAGAAAAGGACGAAATATATATCTACGACCCAAATAGATGTTCTAATGTAAAGTACGAAAAAAGATTCTTTGATAATTGCAAACTGATAAACTTTAATGGTATTAAAGTAAGAGTACCTAGAGACAGCAAAGAATTTTTAACTATAACGTATGGAACAAGTTGGACAATACCAAAAAAGAATGGAGCTTATATACTAAAATGAGTAAATTGTGTTTTTTGGGTAATTCAGAACACCCACAACGATTACTAAAAATATTCAGCAAAATGACTCCAGGAAGAAGTGGATGCTGGGGACAATTGGAAGGAACTGGAAATATAGAAGAAGCAGACTATTTCGCAGTTATTGATAGAATACCATCTGATTATAAAGGCAAAGTTAAAGAAAGTAAATGTGTATTCCTTGGGGCACATCCAGAAACTATACGCCCATATCAAGATATGTCTGGGTTCAACTGCTTAGCAAAATTCGACTGTGCAGAAACTATAGGCTTTCTAGAATGGTGGATTAAATATGATTATGACTATTTAATGAATTTGCAACCAATTAGCAAAACGAAAACACTAGGAACAATAGTAAGTAATTCGGAAACAATAGAACCTCATCGTGTTCGCAAAGCATATATTAATAGATTTTGTTCTAAATACAACGGAAGATTAGATGTCTATGGCAGAATAGTTCCTTTTGATAACATTGTAGCAAACTATAAGGGTGTATGTGGGCAAAGCGAAAGTACTATTAGTAGTGGAGATTATTGGTCAGGGAAAGAACCAGTATATGAAGCATATAAATATATGCTAGAATTTGACGCTACTGGCAAGTTCTACTTTTCAGAACGAATACTTGATTGCATACTATTATGGGCTATGCCTTTATATTGGGGTGGAGAGGGTTTACATACATTTATACCAGAAACTGCCTTTAGATATATCAACATTAATGGTAATGGAGAAGATGTAATAGACATCATAAATAACGATTTTTATGAAAAACACATAGAAGAACTTGCTATTGCTAGAGATATTCTTTTAAATAATCTACAAGTTTGGCCCAGAGTTCATACAGCTATATTCGGTATTAATAAATGAGCAATATTAGAAGAACAACAAACTTCAGCATTGTCATACCATGGAAAAGCGGCAATGAATTGCGAGAGAAGGCGTTACTAAATACTCTTAATTCTCTATATAATCAAGAAACAAGAGAAGAATTAGAAGTTACTAATTACGAAGTACTGATTGTGGAACAGATTGCTGAACATTCAAGCAACATCGATTACTCAAAATGCTATAACAATCTGACACATATCAAGTTAGAGCATAATAGCAAGTTCAACAAAAGCTGGTGTATGAATGTTGGGGCCAGAAAGGCGATCTATGATAATCTTATATTCCTAGACGCAGAAATGTTATTCGGGAATGATTACTTAATAAGAATAAAGAACTTTGTACTTGGAAGACTTTATGAAAATAACTTTACTCCTAAACAATTAGCATTATGTTGGAATCTTCATATAACTCTAATAGGGAAAGATAATCCAATATGTCGTTATAATAGACCAGATATGCTAAGAATGCTTGGAGGAATATGGTACTGCAATAAAGACTTCTTCTTTAACAGATTTGGAGGAATGAACGAAAGTTATATAGGTTATGGTGGAGAAGATAACGAAGCATATTATCGTGCAAAATATATTCTACAAGATATACCAGAATTAGACTATCCTATCATTCATCAATATCATGATTGGGAAAAACCTAGCGAATCTGCAACTAACCTTTTGAACTATCATTTAACTATGATACCAGAGATCATTAATACATTGAAACAAACAAATACAGGCGATATCAGGGGCCCAAAATTAACAGGATAATAAATTATGAAAGATTACTGGTCTATTAGAGCTACTAAATATGAAAAACTGCAATGGGTTAATAACAAAAATAGTCTTAACGCTCTTGTAAAATTCTCAGATATAAGATCATCTGATAAAGTATTGGATCTTGGATGTGGAACTGGAGCTGTATCTATGGCAATTATTAACAAAGCAAAACACGTCACTGCTGTAGATTATTCTCAAGCCATGTTAGATAAGTTCCAACCATATGACATATCTAGACTTACAGTAAAACAATTAGATGTTGAAAAAGACAAGATAGAAGATAAATATAATATTATTGTTAGTAGAATGTTGTTTCATCATCTTAAACAATTCAATAAAGTATTCAAAAAATGTTATAATGCATTACTTCCTTCTGGTAAACTTATCATACAAGAAGGAGGAGTCATCAATAAAACCGAAATAGGCATTATTAAGTGGTATGCCAATATGATGAAACTTAAAGAAGATAGGCACAACTTTACTATAGAAGAACTATATGAGTATTATGAGAAAGCAGGATTTAAGAATATACAATTGCAAACTATTATAGATAATACTTTCTCTATCAATGATTGGTTAGAAAATTCTGGGCAGGATAAAAAAATACAAAAAAAGATATATGAGTTGCATCTAAATGCCCCAAAAGAAGTCAAGTCATTCTATAATATGAGAATTAATAATGGCAATATTATTATTGATTCAAGAACATTATTGATAAAGGGAACAAAATGAATTTACATCTGGCGTGTGGGTCCATTTACTTAAAGGATTATATTAATTGCGATGCCTGGGGTATATTTGCCTCAGATATAACAGATAATCCTAATTTAACTACATTTAATAATTATTATAAGACACCATTTGAGCAAGATCCAAATAAAAGAAAAAGAACAAGCCCAATTATTGATAAACAACTAGACCTATTAAAGCCTTGGGATTTTAAGGATAATTCTGTTAATGAAATATTGATGATATGCTGTATTGAACATTTTTCTAAACAACAAGCAGAATTTATAATATCAGAATGTAAAAGGGTACTTAAATCTGGAGGAGTACTGAAAATAGATTTCCCAGATATAAAGACAGTTGTAGAACAATATAGCAACAACCCAGAATACATGATGGAGCTTATTTATTGTAACGGTAAAAATGAATATAGTTTTCATAAATGGGGATATACAAGAGAAACCTTTAGAGAAATGCTAGGATCAAATTGGTATAATGTACATTTTACTGATGTTGTCAAACATGATTATCCCATGATAGGATGTATTGCTGTAAAGGAATAAATGAAAGCACTTATAGGCATAGCTACATATAAAAGACCAGAGAAATTAAAAAGATTACTTCTTTCTCTAAAACGTCAAACATATCAAAATTATCAAATATGCGTAGTTTTCGATAATAATGATAATGACAGTATGTTAGAAATAGCTAAAGAATTTGGAGATATAAAAGCCTATTTCGTGGTTAGTCCTACTCAGCTATATGTTATAGGTTGTTGGAACTATATGCACAGACTAAAGGGCTATGATGCTCATTTGATGTTGTGTGATGACGTAGAACTGTACGATAATTGCTTGGAAACAGCCCTTAGAACGCTTAAAAACGCTGGAGACGACTCTGTGATAGGGTTAACACAGAAATGCCCCGGAATAAGCAATTATAGCTATAAACCGTATGGACAGACTTTAATGGGGAGAACATTCATAGATAGATATAAAGATGTCAATCATCAAGTATGCTGTCCTTATTATACTCATTTCTATCAGGATCAGGAAATGTGGGAATATGCTATAAAGAATGAACTAGCTATACATGATAAAGATGCTATATTGAACCATTATCATCCAGCTTTTAAAAAAGAAGAAATGGACGAAACTCATCATATTGTTAGAGTGCCTGATATTTTTATCGTAGATAGATTATTGTTCAATAAAAGACAATCAGAAGGTAAGCTCTGGGGAGAAACCTGGGAGAAATAATGATGCAATATTCGCAAGCATACGAAGATAAAATAATTGAAAGAGTTTTAGGTCATATTGAACATGGTAAATATGTAGATATTGGTGCTGGAGATGCTCTCTTATATAGTAATACATATTCGTTGTACTTAAAAGGATGGAGGGGTATTTGCGTAGACCCATTATATAAAGAATATGCTTCTCATGTAGAAAAAAGACCAGAAGATATCAATATACATACTGCTATTTCAAACTATGATGGTGAAATAGACATGTGCGAAACTGCTACCCTTGGAAGTTATATAGGAGATCAATATTCCACTGTTGGTATGTTAGATGGATATCATCCTCCAGTTAGAAAAGAACGTTGTATGACAATGAACACTCTTTTAAGTATGTATCCAGAATATTGGAACGCTGATCTATTTACTATAGATATAGAAACAAACGAGCATAAAGCCCTTGAGTGCTGTGACTTCCTAAAATTTACTCCTAAACTTATTATCATAGAATACTTAGTTAGAAACGTAGATTACAGGTCAAATTGGATCCATTATATTGATCCACACTATGAATTATTAGAAACAGTTAGTGGCAATGCAGTATATCTAAGAAAGAGCAATGCTTAATGAAGATACTATGGATATATAAATATGTAGCTAACTATAATATTGATAAGTGGTTCCATTTAGAATATGTCAGATGGATGAAGAATAATGGATATGATATAGTTGTTTATGGTCCAAGCATTCAACATGAATATAAGGATCTTATAGAAATACCTTATAACCCAGAAATAAGTTGGGATACTTTATTACATAAAATAAAACCAACAGTAGCTATCCTTAACACAAAGAGTAGAATGTTTGAACATTATTCTCCTCATACTAAGGAAGCTAGGGGATGCATTCTTCCTAATGGATTTGCTAGTTCTAAAGCTATCCCAAAGATAATGATAGAAGAAGATGCTCACTATGAATCTGATGGAAAATGGTATCAGGAACAAGGAATAGACCTTATTCTACAAAGACATTATTCTCAATCTTTACGAGATTGGGGAATTAAAACTTTATGGTTACCATTCTCAGTGGATGCTTCAGTATTTAAACCAGAACATTGCAATAAAATACGCAAAATATGTTTTACTGGTCATATTACCAACCCATATCCAGAGCGTCGATTTATATGTGATGCACTAAAACAAGCTGATTGCATTGATATATTTGAAAACAGGCAAAAAGTAAATGATGGTTATATAAAATGCTTGCAATCCTATGTAGCTCATTTATCGACTGGATCTGCATTTGATATCTGTGCGGCGAAGAATTTTGAAATAATGAGCAGTGGATCTGTTCTAGTAACAACTCCTTTCTCTGGATTAAGTTCATTATTCCCAGACGACTGTTACATTAATATTAAACTAAACGGAAGTAATGCAGTAGAAAAAGTATATAACTTATTGCAAAATGACGCTCTAATATACGAAGTAAGCACTAACGGTAGAAAATGTATATTGAACAGACATACTAATAGACATAGAACTGAAGAGTTGGTCAATATTATAAATACTTTATAGGAGAAATATGAATATAGACTTTATTTCACACATATCTGGATGGTTCAGCGTAGAACAGAGAATGAAACAAAAGCGTATTAAATTGGAAGAACTAAAGGAAAAAAGAAGTAAGATAATGCTAGAGGCTTGCACTGATAAGACTGCTCAAGAAGTAATGAAGATAGACGAACAAATAAAGAAAATAGAGAGAGATCTAAGGAGTTAATATGCGTTATCTTATATTATGTTTATTTATTGCTGGTTGTTCTTCTTTTAAGGGACATCAGGATGTTAAGGTGGAGGGTTGTAAGAATGTTCCTAATGTTTGTTGGGGTCAGGTGGGAACTAAGCCTTCAGATGTTCCAATATGTACGCAACTTATTAATTGTTATAATTGGGAAATGAGAGCAAAATAATGTTCAAATATTTCATTGAATACACCGATAATACTAACTTTACTGGAGAGAGTCTTAATAGTAACTGGAATGAACAAGAAAATAAACATATAAAGACCTTATTATTTGCTGCCGCTACAACTGTTATCAGATTAACTGGATATGATGCATATAATCATATTGTTGAAAGAGCTTCCTTCTTGTCTGGAAAAGAACAGATCAACAAGATATATGTCTTTGGTAAAACAAAATCATATATTGAAGGAATAGAAATAGATGTTCAGAAGATGAAATTCAGAAAAATAACTAGATATATTGGTCAGGAATATATGAACAATGCTACTACTGGATGGAAGAATGGGATAGGAGGAATTGGGGCTATAGAATTACTCAAAACTTAACTTTCTCTTCTTAATTTAAATGTATTAGGTACATAAGAACATAATAATCTCGCCTTTACTTCTGCTATTCTTGTTTGTCTCTCTGTCAGATCATTTACTTTAGAAATACCTACATAAACACTATAAGATAACCTATAATTAGATAGAATATCATTTATATTTGATATTAAATAAATTACTTTATGGGGAACTATGAAATAATTCCTATAATTGCTATTGTTATTATAGTTAAATCCCTCAATAGGATATAAATCCTTTACTAAATGATTAACATATACTTGTGTTAATTGTTCTTCAGTAAACCCATTCAAATTTACTTCCCAAGCAAATATAGCACAATCAGATGCATAATTTCCACTAGAAAGTCCCTGATTTAAATAAATATAATTTGGAGAAATATAATCAGAAGAAATATTAAATCCACTATGAGTTATATTATCATACTCATCTCTTCTATTAGACATATTATAATTTATAATATCTAATGTGTGAGTATTTACTTTTGCTGTTTTATATAAATTATTTATAAGTAACATTTTTACATAACTTTGCACTATTGATATATGGTATTATTTTGCACTCTACCTCTATACTATCTGGCAATTTATAAAATCCTTCTATATTCTTATAAGTAGGATTACGATCATAATTACGAACACCAAACCAAGAATTACTCCACGAAGATACAGTTCCTGAAAAATTATCTACAGGAACCGCAATAGAAGTTGATATTGTAGCAGGATAAAGAACATGAGCATACGCACAGATACTAAATCTAACATCTTTATCTGTTCTCATAGATATCTTAATATCTGCTAAGTGATCTGTAACTTGATTTAAATAAGAAGAATATAAATACTTATTATAAATTTGATGTTTCTTATTTATTAAAATATCTTCTTCAAAATATGGAGCCCACCTCGGAAATGTCCAATACTGTTCTAATTGATTATTTCTAGTAAATTTAGCAATATTAACACTTTCCGGATAATTATCATGATTGCGATAAAGTCTTAGTGTTGTTGCAAAATTTCCTCCGCACAAATTTATTCTATCTCCGTAAATTCCAGTACCACCACCATAACCTGTCTCGTTTGTTCTATCTATTAAAATAAAACACCAATTATTGAAATTACTACTGTCTAATGTTTTGTCGCTTGTAATAACTTTCCCAGATACTACTTCAGTACAAGTAAAAGGAGCAGAGATACTTTCAGTATTTGTATAAAAATCAATACCAACAACATTGCTCCAATTTATAACTTGATATTCGTCATCTATATTATACCCAGATATATAAGAAGTCGTAACATTTGTGATCTTAGCGATGCTTCTGCTTGCCGAGGCAACCCCACCAAGTCTACCAGTTTGCCCATTTATTGTACAATCAAATGCATCCCTCAAATAATTAGGATTACATCCTTCTATAGCAGAATCTGTTAATAAGCCTGGCACTACATATATATCGTCATTTGGTTCACTCGTATAACTGAAATAATAGTAGTCTAATAGATTCAAAAATCCTTCGTAAATAGTGTCTCCAGTATTTTCATTAACTATCTTTCCATAAGTATCAATATAATTCACTTGTTTAAAATATGGCAGAGAAGTAAATGAAACTAATGGATCATTCGATCTCCAAATAGCTCTAAAATCAATTAGTGGTACTAACTCTTTAGGAATATCTCTAATAATAAAATCCTTATTGAAAAAAACACTTCTACAAAGTAACTCTTCTTTAGTATCAGTGCAGTTAAGAGTGGTATCAAAGTGAATACAATCAACGTTTGTTGTATTTAAAGTATTAGCATATTTACTACCATCACCGTCAGAAACAACTTTCTCAAAATCAAAATTACCAGAAATAGAATTATTATCTGTAGAATATTCTGCAAAAGCAACATTCTTGTTTTTATTGAGCTTTGCTATCTCTATACTATTTGACTTGCTAAGTTTAGAAATATCTTTTATGAACATATATATGGATTATTATAAATAAAATAAATATACAATTTAATTGGTGGGGATAAAGGAATACCAGTATTTGGATAATTTATTTCTCGACAGTTAATAGAATAATCAATAGGAACTTCAAAAGTAGTATCGTCTATTTGAATAAAACTATAGGACAAATAACTCTGCCAGAAAGTATTTAATAATACGATCTCAGAATTATAAGTATAATAAATGCCCCCTACAGTGAAGTCTGTTACTCCTCCTATTTTTGAAGATAACTCAATTACTGGAGAAAATGTAGAATAAAGAACATGATTGCTTGTAATATTATACAGTCTTAAAGTTGTTCTATCTGAATAACCACCTTCTTCTGCATTTACTTCTAATACTACTTTTTTATATACACTGTTGGAAAAATAATTTGTGTCAAATCGTATATCGTGATATTTATATTTGTATTTATCAATACGATCAGTAGTGACTTTATTCTGCGTTTGAAGAAATGATATTATATTGCCCATCTTGGACCATCTGTGGTGATAATATATTTTCTAGATTGTCGCACAGAATGAGCATCCATAGGGCCGAGATAACCAGTGCTACCAATAAAATTATATTCTCCAGTAGCTCCAACTTCATAATATCCGGGACGATAATTCAACTCATCAAGTGTACGACCTCGATATAAGACATCGTTCTCATCTGGCTTTTCCTCATCAAGCTCATCTAATTCTTCTTGAGACAATTGATTATCAGTACGCAAAGTTACTTGCATATTACTACAATTTATTTCAATAGTTTTAATACTAACAGGGAAACCATTACTATTATTATAAATATTAGCTACTGTTGTATTGGAAATATTAATACGAGTTAATAGGTTAAGATTATAAAAATAATAAGCATCAAAAGTTAGATTCATGTCGCACGATGTTAATGGAAATAATGTACCGCCAATTGTCTTTAACTTTTCGTACTCTATACGAGCAATTTCCTTTGCATAATCTATATAGTCATATCCTGCATCTCTAATAAGATATAAACCATCAGAGTTGTCTTGCCAACGATATTTTGTAATATATTTCCCATTCTTAGCTGTTATAGTCTTATATGGAGCAGACCCAAGGGTATATGCTTTATGAGCCATTCCCCCTCTTTCAATATACCCAACTGGAATAATTCCGCTTTCTGGGATCTCTTGCGGTTCATAATCACTCAATACATCAGTAACACTTTCTTGTTTTATTTTCTGAGCATAATATCTGATACTATATAAACTCCAAGGCCCATTTAATTGAGAGGGAGAAGTACCAATATAAAGGTCGTTATATATCGTAGGCTGTTCTATCTTTATTCTAGATATTGTTTCTCCATTAAGTATGCTCTGTTCCTCATCAATAGTAAATAAACCCCTATAATTGAATTCTGCGGCATCAGAAAAAATGTTATAATTATCAACAGTAACGTGCCAAAAATATGTATATCCAGCCTTCGGTCTCCATTCACCACTTAATACTGCGTTAACAAAAGCCGCTTCTTTTTCTGCGCCAGTAGAAAATGTCACATCATCCAGAAATTCTCTAACCCTGCTAAATGGTGTTAATGGACCAAACAATCTAGTCATCTCTAGTTGCTGTTCTCTAATTTCTCCTAGATCTACCTGCACTCCATTATAATAACGAGGATTAGTGTCATTTTCGTCAAGATATGGATTTATCATTCTTGGATTTTGTAAAATAATATGATATAGATTTCTTCTTTCAGTTAATCCTGGTAGCGGTAAAGTTACATCATTCTTCACAGTTGTAGGTTGGGTCATATATGCTGTTACACTTACTAACTCTGTGCTAACATCATAACGACAATCTAATTCACCTATTTTACCATCAAATTCTATATTTCCGTCGATTTCGATCCTTATTTGATTTTTAGATGTTATCGTTCTAGAATTCCCAGCACCATCGATATTTAAAGCGTCGTGTCTTCTAGCTAAATTGAAAGAAGCTGTGCTATCTGTTCCAACAGAATGCCTTATAACTATAGAATTCAGATCTATATCATTTGCGTGTAATTCTACATTATCTAGGTAAACTCTTACAGAAGTTCTAGGCATGGGAGAAGTATTCTCTGGGGCATCACTTAACCAATAGAATTTCGTGTTAATAGAAGATTCAACACTGCCAAGATAATCAAATCTTGTTGATATTGTTTCTCCCTCAATAAAAGTCAAATAAGTATCAAATGGAACTATCATATTCGATAAGTAGTCAACTCTTGTAGATAACTCTTCTACAGTGCGATTATCTATCTTATATAATTCTGCCGTGCTATTGTTAGTAGAAGCAAAAGATATCCAATTATCCTCGTTTCCTTCAACTTGCATTAATTCATCGGTGTCATTAACATCTAATACACTATAAGTATTAAGATCATCAAGCTGTGCTTTTATTAATTTACCATTAGCACACGAGATATATAAATAATTCTCCGTCTCATTTATCCAGATATCTGTTGCTCCAGATTCCGAGAAAAAGTACTGATAAAATGCTGGACTTGCCGGGATAGAAATATCAACTTCTATAACTCTGATAGGATCCTGAGTACTTATCAATAATAGAGGATTATAAGATATGACCTTCAATCCATTATGAAAACTAACTGGAATAGTCTCGACAGCCGTATAACTTGCGGTAACACTTTCAATTACATTAATGGCTACATCAATATTCGTACTATCCGAAACGTAAACATATTCAGTTTCGTTGTGAGAATAGTCATTAGCTAAACCTTCAACTTCGCTATTTGTTTCTGAAAAACTCAATCCCTCTGTTATTTCCGCTGTAATATCTTGTAAAAGCGTATCTTCTGCTACAACTGTTTCATTAATATCTAAAGTACCATCATACCATGTGCAAGTATTGATGTTGCTATGCGGAACTAAAGGAGAAGCACCTCTAGTTAATAATCTTACTTCTTCTCCCCCAAAAGAACGAGTCCAAATGCCAATGTCTCCTAAAAGACAAATTGGTCGACTCATATTGCCGGGTTTTCCAAAAGCAAAAACATATGAACTTGTAAAATTATTATGATTCCTAGTAATAGATTGAGTATGCCGCAAAACCCCATCTAAATAGAAGTAAACGTTTGTTCCTCGCATAGTAATACAATAATGTGCCCATCTACCTAAGCGAAGATCAATTCCTAAATTCCAACCAGAATTCTGTCCCCAACCGTTTAAGTAACCAGTTCCACCTGTATTTTGATAAATAAGAACGTCATCCGTTACCGAATAGTTATTATTAGCATCATATGTCAATAATGCCCTGTTCCCTGTCTGTCCTGTATTTAAACTACACCAGAAAGACCAGGTCATATCAAGAGCAGTATAGGTTCCATTGAATTCATCAATTGTACCAAAATTAACATCATCTCCGGTACCATCTAATGATAAAGCATAACCAAATTTACCACCTACAATTTGAGTAGCTGGATCTACACCGCTAACAGTTCCATTTCTTTTTCTACCAGAAACATCATAAAGAGTACTACCCTGTTTACCGAGTCCAGGAGACCAGTAACCAACTAGATTTTTCCATAATCCTGGATATCTAGAATCCCCAGAAGATAGGGCATAACCAGTGCCAAAAGTAGGAATAATAAAATTTCCAGAAAATTCCATTTATTGTATTTCCTGATTTTCAACTACATAGGTAATTGCGTGATTTCCTGCTGTAGCATTCAAATTAACTCCAGTATCATGTACTACTGCAATTCCCCAATACGGCCCTGGATTTCTAATTAAAAAAGAACCCTTATAGGTCACATCGGAGGTATTGCTAGTCTGTACAATATAAACCAATGGGGCTGTAACTATCGTAATTCCAGCATCATTCGCTCCTGCACTATCTGTAGCAATATTAGGAGATAACCCATCACCTGTTAATAAATAGAACTGAATAGTTTTATTGTTTGTTGGGGATGTTCCAGTAGTAACTTTAAAATATACTCTAACCATTTGAGCATTGTCGGTATTATCGATCATTGTTGTCTGTCTACCAACACCAGCAGTCGAACTCGCTAAACTAGCCAGGGTAATGGTCATTGTAGCTTTTTCGTCGTGTTCGGCAAATATTTTATTAGGCATATTAATTACTCCTTACCTGGCAACTGTAACAGTAATAGTAACTGTTAAGGTTTTTGTACTATCTACGTTTATTGCGGCAAATACTGCTCTATTCAACAACGCCCCACCAGAAGTATTATTATCAAGTACTCCAACCTCTGTAATAGCGTAAGAATCTCCTGAAGCAAAAGTAAACTGATGAACAAATTTAGCTTTATAACTAGCTTCGTATGTTAATGTAGCAGAAGATCTTGCAACTTCACTTCCTAAAGCACTGTCTCCGTTAGTTGGACCGGATGAGCCTTCTCCAATAGCAATAGCTCTAAAATAAGTTGAACTAACATTATTTAATAGCTCTGCAATACGTTGTAAGCCATCATTAGTGATAAGATTGTGAACTTCTCTCTTTTCAAGTAGTTCATTAGTCTCTTCATCTCTTACCTCTAATTCAATATTATAACTCATCTTTAATATATTAGTATCTAGCATGTTTCCTCCATTATTCAATTAAAGTCTTTTCATAATTCCATACCCCATCATTATATACTCTCACCAAATAGCTATCATATTCGCTAGTCAGTATCCAGATATCTGGATCATAAAACGTCATACTAACTGCGTTTGTTACACTATCACCAGATACAGAAAGATCTATAGTCTCAACATATGTCCCAGTAGTTAAATCATACTTATATATTTTAGCATTTTGCCCGCTAGCAGATCCTGGGACTAAAACATAACAATAATTATTGTCAGCTATTATGTCTATAGGGTACTCTGTTTCTCCAGCAGGAATAGAAACAACATATCTGTAACTATTAGGGGAGGTTACATAAAGAAGATACAGGAAATCAGTGGCATCTTCTACTATTAGATATACCCAATTACCAACGATAATAACTTTAACTATCGCAGAAACTTCAATATCACAAGTAAAATATTCTACACTTGGATCAAATAAACCAACACAACGAAGTACACAAACTCCGTCACTATTTTGCTGATGAGCTAGCCATACTCGTTTATTAGTGCTATCAACAGCAATAGAAGTGATAGTATTATCAGAATAGTTAAAACGTTCTGTTGACATATCAATTTGAAGCGTATTTTACGACTATCTTTGGTGCCGCTGACCCGCCGGTAACAGCACTTGCAGGGACAACTACTTTTAACTGACAATATAAAGTATCGGCTACTGACAATGGGCCATTTTGATTATTCAACCATAGAAAATATCCCTCTCCACTTCCTGCCAATCTACTACCAACCCAATTTGTTCCAGAAGAGGCGGTTGTCGTTGTAATTCCTCTCCACCAAGAATTGGCCGCTGTCCCTGCACCCAGGGTCGTACCATCGATAGTATCTAGCCCAGAATCATCCCATAATTCTAAAACGGGCTCTGAAGCTGTTGCTCCATCAAAATCAAACGCAAAAACGTGTTGTGCATCAACATTTCCCATCAAACTTATCTCTTTCAATTGATTAGCACTCTGATCTGCTAAAAAATATTTAGATACTGTCTGTTCAATGCCTGTTAACAAAACTCCAGCCTGAATAAAATCACTTTCTGAGGGGATAGTTTCCCCGTCTGCTACAACATCTGAACCATTGGAAAATACTAAGTAATCTGATGCTGGCACAATATCTACCCATTCAGACCCACTAATGCCATAGGCAAGATCAGTATTTCCAGTATTTACTGCTATTGTTATCGCTGTCATTTATTTATCTCCTTACCAAGAATTTACCAAAAAAGAAGCTGATATTATTGCTGTATCAATTCTATAATTCTCTGCTGTATTAGTAATAGCAAAAGGAACGATTCTCTTAACTCTATAATCTTTAGTAGATGATTGACTTCGATCTATTTTTAAAATATACGGAGTAAACATTTCAACAGTTGTGTTTAGATCATCCACCTTTTGCATAAGATCTTCGTAATCTTCTCCCTGTATAACAAAAGTTAGATTTAATGTCCAAGATTGAGCAGACCCTGGAATAATCAATGATCCAATACCTCTTAATCCATCTACTTTAACATAATCATATGGATCAGATGGTTCATTAGTATCTTGTACAATTGGAAAAGTATATTGTAATGTTACTCCATCAGAGGAATATAACTTAAATGTTGGTGACCAACTCATTATTAGCTCCTATCTTGTATCCCAGTTCCCCAAACCTGACTTGCTTCTGCCAATCCTGCCTTTTGCATAACAATGCGTGTTACTTTTAATGCTTCAACACTATTCGGATTATTTAATAGATTTTCCAGACCAATACCTACATTCAACCTACTACTTGAAGCATTAACATCTGATATCGCAAGTCCTCTTAAAGCTACATATAGATTAATCATCTCACTCGTAAGTCTTTCTGTAGCTAAAGTATTTGCATTTAACCCAGTAAAATACTTGCTCTCTCCTTCTCTTTGCAATAATGATCCTGCTTGTACTGATCTAAACGTCTCCGTTTGACTTGCTAAAATATTTCTAACAGCGTCTTCTATTGGCAATCTAACTCCCTCTTCTGATATGGGTATATCTCTTCCTGTCAAACCCATAGACCACATTGGGGCTTTTTCTCCACCAGGAATATCTTCTCCTCTGAAATATGCTAATGCTTGAGCGTTCTTCAAAAAATCAGCCCAACTGCTCTTGAACTCTTTTACTGCCATAGGACTTGCATCTTTCAGAAAGTCTTCTAATGAAGTTCTTCCCTGTAGAACCTCTCCGATTTCCTTTGCTGCCAAAATACCTTTGGGTCCTTTCTGAGCAATATCATATAGCTTCATTGTATCTGAACTTAATTTAACTTGCGACTTCTTTTCTTCTGTAAGAGCTTTTTCTATCTCAAGTTGTCTTTTTTTCTTTTCAATACTATCGTCATCTAGTTTATTAAGATCTTTGAAAGCATCAATAGACTTCAATACTTCCGAGAGCAAAAATCCTTGAGATAATAGCTGTTCTTTCAAATTATCGGTTCGCAACTTTATTATTTCAAGTTCTTCTTCATCTCTCTCAGCTTTTTCTTTCGGATTCTCTAATACACCACCTGGCTTAGTTAATCTTCTCATCTGGGCGTCGATCAATTTATCTGCCGCAGGGCCAGAGATACCCATTTTTGACCAAAACCCCCTAATATTTTCCCTCATATCCCCATCAGTAAGGGCCATATTCTCTACTTTTTTCCTAAATAATCCAATAATAGAACGAAAAAAACCTTTCACATAAGCGATCTCTATTTGAGGTATAGCAGTATACCATTTCATAGTAGTATCATCATCCATACCTTTCAAAATAATATCTCTTATTCTATCTCCAAAGTTCTTTCCTCCACCCGTAGGTATGGCTGCAACAACTGTCTGAGCCGCTAGTATCGCAAATAAACGATTTACAAATAAAGATACACCAGAACTGATAACAGAAGCAAGCTCAGCACTGGGAACTTTGCCAATAGAAGCTACTATATTATCTATTATGGTCTTTCCTATAGCTATAGTTGCAACTCCTGTACCTATGTTCCACCCACCAGAGGGAGTACTACCACCACCAACTTTAGTACCAGCTACTTTATATATATCAGTTTGATACCATGGGTGGATCCATGGCATACCCCTTTCTGACCTTAATCCAGTGTGCAATGCCAACTGATTGATAGAGGTCTGGGCGGGTCGAGTCATTGCTCCAGTTACCATTGCTCCTGCCCCTGTAACAATTGGGGCCACTTTACTTCCAACGGTACCACCTATATCTGAGGCAACAAGACTGGTTAATTTCGATGCTTTACTAAATCCCCATAGACCCAATAAAGCAAGAGCAACAGGATTTGTAGCCCAAACATGCATCATTTCGCCAAACTGTCTACCAGTTACAATAAAATCAGAAAGAGACTTATTTAGTTCTTTTAAGGCTTTCACTGGATCATTAGTATTAATATCAAATAAGCCTGTAAGAAAATTTAATCCTATATCACTCAAAAGTACTTTTGTTCTTAGAAGTTGCCTATTAATCGTGTCCATTCTTCTATTGAACTCTTCCTCATTTAAATATAAAGCATCTCCAAGTTTAAAAGACATCAGTTCTTCTAATTGTTGTTTAATTCTTTTCCAGCCAGAATCGTCTGCTACTGCCAAAACTGCTTTCTGACCTTTTTTATCGAACATCGACATAACTTTAGTTGTTCTCTCAGTTACGTCAGTTATTCCATTCAATTTATCAATAACATCTATAAAAACATCAAAAGGTCGTTCTGCGGCTATATTTCTTCCTAAAAATCTCTCGACTGCTTCTCTATTCTGAGTTATTTCTTGAAAAGCATAGGCTAACTGAGTACCTACTGTGCCTCCTACCTGAGCTAAATTATGCATAACTGTTACTAGGGCTACCATCTCTCTAAATGTTACATTCCACCCTTTGGCAACACCAGCAAAGTTACTAATAGCTAAAATATATTCATGTAAATTACCTGAATTTTGTTTAAATTGCCTATTAAGAACTCCCATAATATAGGACATTCTTTCCTGAGCAGTAACTCCCTCAACACTACTATCATTAAAATTATTATAGCTAGTTGCTAATAATTTAGCTAGTTCTCTTTGGTCTGCCATAGTAGCAATAGATCCTTTAACTGCCACACTCATACCAGCCAAAGACTCTTCAACACTCAACCCAGTAGTAGAGAACTCGATATATGCTTTACTTATCTCAGAAATGCTTTGCCCGGTTTCTTTTGATAGGTCTCCAAAAGCAGAACGCATCTTCCCAGAAAATGCTTCAAAATTAGGAATAAACTTATTGTCTGTCTGAGCGGCTGCATCTATTATAGCCTGGTCTAGATCTTTAAATCTTTGAATACTATCCGTAACAGTTGTTGTTACAGCCGTCATTACCTGACGCATTGCAAACCATACTGGAATAGTTACGGCTGCTCTCTTTACAAGTCCTGCTACGTCAATATTATCGTTTGGATCCAAAAATCTTTCGGTAAATCCTTTTCTGGGTTGAAATTGTTCAAGCTCCTTGCCCTTCACAGTTCCAGCAAAAACGCTTACTAATTGAGGAGCTTTACTTGACCCAACGACCTTACCTATGACCGTATTATATTTTACTATCTCACCATTCAGTTTCCTAACGTAATCAATATTACGCTCTAGCATAATATTTTCTTTAATTAGTTGCCCGGTCTTTTTATCTCTTACTTCTTTTTCAATTGTTTCTAAGCGAACAAATTCTCGCTTCAATAAAGTTTGTTTTTGAGTTGCTTGAATAGTTCTTGCCTGGGCTTGTCCTAGAATTTTCTCAGCAACTCCAAGTTTTTCTGTCTCTCTAGTTAAAGCTCCTGTGGCTGCTATGGCTTGCTGTGCCCCAGACGTTTCAAAAGCAATTTGAAATAAGAGTTTTCCTATATCCATATTATTGTTTCTTTGTTCGTTTTAGAACCCAAGAAGAAGTACGAACAACTTCTTTTTCTGAAGTTTCAGTTTTTGCTTTTACCATGGGTCTTTTGTTTTTATTCTTTATTTTTTTCTTTCTCTTATAATGCAAATAAGCATCTTCATATATCACATTATCAAGTACCTTATCACTAACATCTTCTGTAGCAATATCTAAATTTATAGAAGAATACATTGCGATATAAGACAAAAACCACAATTGGATCTTTGTTAATTGAGTTTTATTTTCAAAGATCTGTAAACCAAGGTCTTTAGCACTGTTGTATAACGACTGATAATAGTCGGTTTTTGCTAACTCCCTTAATATAACTAAGGGATCTTTTCTCATATAATATCATTATAAGACACTGTTACAATAAAAGCTAACTTGTTTATCAATACTTCTTCAGACTTCATGAAATCATCAAACGATCTAAAAGCCTTTACCCAACTATTTCCTTCTTGTTTTTCAGTAATAGTATAAGTCAAATAATTATAAATATGTAAAATAACCTGATTCTCTATAGAGAACTCAAGTAGATCCTGCTTTTCTATAATAACTCGACGCTGTTCTTCCTGTATAGATTCTATCTCTTTCTTTAACGCCTGACAATCAATGTCAGACCCGTCTTTCTCTAAAAGTTCTCCAAGTTTCATCTGAACTGCGTTCTTTCTTACTTCAAGATTAGCAATAGCTTTTGTCATGGCATCTATATCAATATCACGAAGTAAGTACTGTTTCTTGAGGTCTTTTTCTAAAGCATAAGACGGATCCTTCAATAATTGAGTAAATTTCCTTACTCTTTCTTTATAAACTTCTTGTTTCTGTTCATAAGTAGGTTTCATTACACGATATTTAATATTATTGTGAATAAACTCATTAGTATTATTCTTTGTCACATCCTCAATAAAATCCTTATCCATTGCCTTTTCTATCTGGGTTTGAATGCTATCAACTTCCTTCGTCTGTTCTGGTGTTAATGATTCTTCGTTCATATTATTCCTTACCTTTCGTATTTATAAATTTCCACACTTTTTGCTCATATCCATATTGATGAGCATCCAATAAAGACATCATATCTCTGAAATTTTCGTAAATTAGTTCTTTAACTTCTGATTTAAGGGTGGTAGGATTATCGCAGATTTCAAATCTCTTGCAGATCTTACCCACAAGAGTTCTAGCAGACTGATCTACTATTTCTTTCAAATAGACCGAGGAGATCTCATACTTTTTTTCCATACCTTACCCTTACATAAAATAACACAGTAGAGAGGATAAAGACCATTCTCTACCCTCTCATACTGTATTATATAGACTAACATTTACTACTTCTTAGGTTTATTCTTTCCTTTACAAGCCATAATTACTCCCTAGACTCAAAGACTTCCCTCAACAGAGGTAATTGTCATGGCCTCTGCTTCAAGAGTAGTGCCTCTAGTAGCATAATCATCTAGCGGTACACCAGCATCTAAACTAACTGGAGATAAGTCAGTAATACTATAACCAAGTTTGAAGGTAGTCTTCTCTTTATCTTCATAGAACTTTACAATAAGTTTAATATTATCTGCAAATTCTCTAGGATTCAACTTACCCCAGTTCTGACCGGTCTTATCTCTGAGGATCTCTTCAATCGTGAATTGCTCTAGTGTACGACCTAGAGTAACCCTAACCGTCTTATTTTTAATACCTCTAGATACGACTTCACTATTGCCTATTTCTTTCAAGTCAGAGCGTTCAAATGTAACATCGATAGCTACGCTTTGTAAACGATAAACGTACTGAGTTGTAGCTAAATAAATACTAACATTTTCTGCTGGAATAGCATCCATATCACTGTCGTTGTTGACAAACGGATCAACGTTAGCAATATATGAAGATGCTGTGTACCAAACTTTATAAACATCTCCAGAGGCAGAACCAGCACCGGAAACATCAAAATCAATAGTAGTTGTACCACTATTATATGTAAAGTCAGTACCCTCAACCAATTCTTCACTAACTCCAGAGCGTACACGAATAACCTTCAGAATATAAGTAGCAGAAGTATCTGGATCTAATACTGGATCTGGATAATCAGTCCAAGCACCTGCTCCAATAACAATACTATGAGTTGAAGTAAGGCATGAATCATCCTTCAAGAAAATAAGATACTTATTATTGTTCTGCCAGAATATCTCATCTTCTCCTGTTAGACTAAATGATCTTTCTGCAAGTGCTTCTGGGTCTCCAATATTCAAACCAAATCCAGAAGTGCGAAGGTTTGGATACCAAATAGTACCAAGAAAAGTACCATCGTCGTCCGTTTTATAACCTGCGATATCTATCAGCGAGGTCTTAAAGTCATTAAGTGTAATAACCGTATTATTGGCTGCCAAATTAGCTAGTTCATTCCAAAAAGCAACGCTACCATATTCCAATTGACGCAAAGAAACACTGACTGTGGGGATATTAGCTCTCCACCCAACAATACCATCTCTACCAATTTCCTTGATCTTTGTTCTGTTAAGAGTAACAGAAGCAGTCATATCCTGTAAACGATCGATCTCATTTTTTGTAGTATCGCCGTTGACAGGAATAACACATGGTCTATAAAAACTCGTATGTATCATCTTTTCTCCTCCTTAGAGAATTAATTGCCTCAGTCTCACCTTTAGACTTTGGCTATCCCGATCTTACTATTTATGTTCGCCTTACTAAAAGTTCTTCTTTTTGTTCAATGTTATTAAGGAAGTATTTCTATTATCCTTAAATATTTTACCAATTATACCACCAATATGGGCTCGCATATTCTTTCTGATCCAACTTGCAGTTTTCTCTATAAAATGTATACCTTGAATTGGTTTCTGTGGTATCATCAAACCACCATTCTTAGTATACATGAATGATCCGCCAGTAACCCCTGGTTTTGGCATACCGTTTGTAAAAATACCTATCGTAGATGGGGGGGTATAACCACCGAAATTAAGTACTTTCCAATATGGAACTTCTTTGTCTAGTTTCTCGATATCTCCAATACCAATACCATTCTTTGTCTTTTTTATCTCAAGAACATCTTCTATGTGTTTAGAATAACGCCCTTTATACCTTTCTTCTTTTACTTTTTTAGGACGCTTTCTAGCATCATCTATAAAATTAATCAAAACTTGTCGTATAATATCTCCAGATTCAGTGAGATCTATTTTTAAAGCCTTAGTTATTTTCGCTTTTACTGCTGGAAGATCGTTCTTTATTTTAACAGTTCTTTTAACTGCCATATTACTTCTCTACAGAAAAACTAATACTATGCCTAAATCGATCATGTTCTTCAACATCATCGGAAAAGTCAACCCTCTCATTATTAATAAAAGATAAGAATATTATCCTACCATCTGTCTCTCTTGTTAGCTGTTCAGCATTACCAGAACTATGAGAATATTCATAGTAAATAAAGCCCTCTTTTACAGTATTCGTAATAAAATCAGCCAGATCAAGCCTCTGACCATCTGATTTTGCGAATATATCAACGGAGAAGAGATATTGTTGTCTAAGCGTATTCGCACCTATCTCTTTACGAAAACTATCAACTGAGAGCATCCTGACGCAAATACAGGGCAATTGTGTAGAGTATGCCTTCAAAAAAGCCTTTAATACAGGAATACCAGTCCAACTATTGTTAACTGCGTCCTCAATACCCTGTATGACAGATAATTCTACATTACGAGTGCGTGTAAAGTACATGCTTACCCCTTCTTTTCAAGAACAACTCTAATAATATCACCGGGTCGATCTTGCACTAGAACTCTATTTCCTGAGCCTACCTTAAAGACACTATAATCTTCTCCGTTTATAACAACTCGATTACAATGTTTAAAAAGCTCTTTATATTTAGATTCACATAGGACTTCTACTGCACCCATCTCTTGTAACCCGTATTGCTTCCATACAAGTTTCTCTGGAGATATCATCTGAATGTAGCCCTTTATTACTTTTGGGTTCATATCAGTATAAGTATAATTCTTTGTATATGGATCAAAATCATCACCAGCAGATTTCATTCCCATATAAATATATATTTTAGTCCCATTTATTCTAATAAGGTCTTTAATGAATGGTATCTGCATTTTTAAGCATCTCTCTTTCCTTCCTGTGATGATCTTTATGACATTGCTTGCATAAAGATATGCCGTTTTTGACAACCCAGAAAGGAGCATAAACCTCAGCTAACATTAATAACTTTTGTTCATCTCTTGGAAGTTCATATTTGTCTTCATATTTCTTTATAAAATCTTGTAAAATATCTGCAAATTCTCTGTCTACATGATGAACTTCAAGACTTCTTCTATCACCAAACATACCACAATGACAGCATTTATATCTGTCTTTCTGATAAACTATTTCTTTCCAATCTTTATACATCTTTGAATTTCTTATCAAGGTTCTAAGATGTGTAACCCCACCTCTATAAGCAGGATTATCAGCTCCCATCATTCTAGGCATATTAATCTTTCGTATCTGTGCATTGTCTAAGTTCTTCTTTTATCTGTATAAGACGAATATAACAATTCTTCATTCCTTCTTCATCAAAATATTCTGAGGTCTTCTTTAAATAGAACGCAATATCTCTTAGATCGTGCAAGAGAGCATCATACTGGTTATCAGTAAGTTCGATCAGCATATCTATTTATCTTTTAATAAGTTGCACTTTTTACTTTCTTCATCCCAATAATTACAATTTGTTACAACATTATCTATCTTTTCTGTTAATTCTCTTAATTTACTTAAATTATCTTCTGCGGCATGCTCGGCTGCTAATTTTTCTTTATGTTCTTCTGTGGCTGCAAGCAAGATACGATAGGCACTCAACAAAAAGAAACTTCTTGTTAATACTGGAGAATATACTAATCTAATATCATACCAAAATGCACTATCTTTAGGAGCAAACAGAGTAATAAGAGTTTGAATAAAGAACATAAAGAACCCGGCACTCATCAACCACCAACCATTACCATGATTAATAAGTTTATATATTTTCCAAGTTATTATAGTTCCGAATATTGGAACTACTAACTGTATAAGTAACCCTATGACTTCAATGTTATTCATTTTAACGACCTTTAAATATATAAAGAATTATAGAAGCAATAAAACTACATATAAAACCAGCAATTGCACCCCAAATACTAGCCTTTGTCTGTAACATTGCAACAGCAACCTCTAGATCGCCTACTTTCTTTACAAGTTCTCTGTGATTTCTATCAGATTGCTCTAAGGCTGCCAGAACTAATCGTTTGTACTCGTACCAGTCGCTTTGCTCTTGTTGTTTATCTGAACCCATGATGTCTCCAATAGCTATTTACGGCTGATCTTCCATCTCGATCTGCGTAGTGGTTACGGAAGTATAACTTCCATTTACAGCTTTGATTATTATATTATATATACCCTGCGTATCAATATCCGAACTCTGATAAATATAAGAATAAACTCTATCACTATCTCTTGACATTGCTCCTTCATCCAATTTTGTCGTTCCGTTTGGATCTTTAACTGTAATATACATAGCATCAGGAGTCGTACTGACAATGGAGGTAACTTTTACTGCTGTGCCAAGAACATACTTTCTCTTCATAATTTTAAACCTTCTATTACAACATTTTGCTTATATAATTCGTCTGCTGTCAACTTTATATCATAATATTCAAAAGTTTCAACAACTTTAGTAACATCGTCCCCAATTGTGAACTTTATACCATCTTCAACAATATCATCTACTAATATTTCATTATAATTATCGACCTTTATCTCAAGTATGCGAGTATAACCTACTTGAGTGCTTGCCAATAAATAGAACTGCCCATCTGCTACCTTGAATTGCCACAGTTGAGATGTTATCCTATCTCTAACAAAATTAATAGTTTCTGTTACAGAAGAACTCTCCTTAACTGCTATGGTGCCACTTTCAACAATAAATTCCCAATAAGTATCATCGTCTGCTTTAATAATTGGCAAAAAAGTCCCAATTGGAGTAGTAGATGTCATTAAAGCAATACCACCATCATCGACAATAACTTCATATAATTGCGAAGTGATCTTATCTTTTACTATCATATTTTACTGATAAACAACATTATCAACTGAAGTCACGACTTCAACAGGCTGATCTTCTAAAATAAGTACTTCTGGTTCCAATAAACGCACTTCTTCTTGTTCTAGTAATACCGTATCAAGTATTGCTCTTTTTTCTGCTATCCTTTTCTCGCAATAATCTACACTGTCACTATAATCCTGTTGAGCCTTTAAAACTTCTGCTTCTATATCTTGTTTTGATTTAACTCCTGTAGTAGTCAGATATGATCCGTCATCCAACAACTGAAACACTTCTGCTCTAACTGTGGTTAAGAACATTACAGATAAAGCTAGTAAGAATATCGTCCTCATGAGCAAGACCCTCCCGTTATGATCCCACCAGTTATTGCTGTGATAGTGCATGAAGCCCCGGTCGTTGATATCCCAACATTGCCAGATACTGTCATGCCCGTACTATATATCGTCCCATCGACTGTCAGCTTGTACGTTGGTGACAGAGTGCCTATTGACACATTGCCGATAGCGTAGATGTTACTGTCTACCTCTAATGCCCCGGTCACAGATAGGTCATCGCCAGCCGTTGCGTTGGTCAGCGTCCCCGTGCCGATGAACACGTCCCCGCCCTCGACATCCAAGCGACCAGATGGCGAACTCGTCCCTATCCCGGTATTGCCAACGACGATCAGACCATTCGTCGGGGCTGACGTTGCGGCGTATGTCGTTCCGATGGACATATTGCCGGAGACTGCGAGAGAACTTACAGGAACAGTCGTCCCTATCCCAACATTTCCGGCTGATAGAACATTAAGTTTTGTACCAACATCAAGTAGCGACGCTGGTGAGGTGCTTCCAATGCCAACATTCCCACTAGCGTCTATGGTGAGTCTTGTGTTCGTTGACAGAGCTGTTGTCCCAACCTTAAACTTTGACGCATCTGCTCCATCTACTCCAACGGTCCACACATTCGTACCAGAGGACTGATACATTATGGAACTTGAAGTTCCAGAAATACCAGTGATCTTAAAAGTCAAATCGGTCGTGCTATAGGCCGTCCAAGATGAATAATAAGCAGAAAAGTTCCCCGTAGTATATGTTGGCGAGCTTCCATCGGTTTGGACGTTTACATAATTGGATCCGCTCCCCCCTGTAAACTCTATGGATATGCAGACATTACCAACAGAGACTGTGGGATTGGAAGAAAATGTGAAGGTTTTCTCCGTAACTGAACCCGTCAATGTTGAGACATCTAAAGCATTGGAAGTATATAGAGCGGACCCGGTTGGCTTTGCGTCGGTCCCAACTGTTCCTGTAGAGGCATATACCTTTGCATAAGCACTACCAGTTGGACTTCCAGTTTTTGACATGAACCACCCGATAGAGGTGATCTCAAGTTGCGTTCCAACAGATAAGCATTCTGCATATGCAGTATTCGATCCATTTTTCAACCCACTCGTACCATCTCCGTTTGCTGTCGGATATTCTGTAACTGTAGCTGGAGCAGATTTACTGTTGATGTGAACATTAACTGGAGTATTGCCTTCAATATCGACAATAGATGATGGACTAACTGTGCCGATACCAACATTGCCAGACGCAACTTTGAAATAATCCCCATCGCCGGAAGCGGAACTCGAGACACCGAACGATGGCTGTACTTCAAGGGCAAGATCAGGCGTGGTGTCACCTACTCCGACGTTCCCTGCCGACAACACATTGAGCTTCTGTGCGCCAACCTCAAGCAGAGATGACGGAGACGTGGTCCCAAGTCCGATATTGCCTCCGCTGTTGATCCTCATCCTTTCCGTCAGGACCGTGGGGGCCGCATCTGTTCCCGTCCAGAATGAGAGATGACCCGGCACTCTTGTCGTGGCAACAGTACCCTCTGATATCCCTTTGATCGCCGCTCCAGTAACATATCCACCAGCGCCGCTGTATCCCTTGAACTGTATCGTTCCAAGTTCGTCTGCTGTGGTGATGACCGTCGGAGAGGTGACAGTCCCTCTAGCCTTATTTAACAAAATATCGTAACTGTCAGTATCAGCGGAAGCCTGTGTCTGGGTGGTTATTCCTTTTGCTGTCGTGTTTGTAGTAATATTTAAGAGAGAAGATGGGGTCGTAGTTCCGATCCCAACATTTCCATTTACATCGATAGTCAACATTGTATTTGTCGATAAAGAAGTAGTGCCGATCTTGAACTTGCCAAAGTCAGCACCATCCCTACCCAGAGTATACTTTGTCGTCCCTCCCTCTTGTAGACGCACCGCAGAGTCGGCAGAGGCGTTGTCAAACGGAGCAGTTGGCGGGGTGAACGGTGTGGAAGTGTAACGAGCTATGTTAGAGTAACGGATCTCGTCCATCCAGCCGTTCAATGAGAAAGATGACGTACCATAACCTCCGATAGTAAATATACTGGTCCCAGTACCGCTACAGTTGTCACCATCAGCAACGCTATCTTTCTCAACACCATCCTGATACGTCTTAATGACACCAGAAGCCCGGACTATTGCGATATGATGCCATTGACCATCATTTATCCCGGTAATACCAGCCGCACGGGTCCCAGTACCGCAAATGTACGATATTGCACCAGACGATACCCACGCCCTGAACTCATCAGGATTTCCACTAGCACCATATGAATACAGATAAAGTGAAGTCCCAGAAGATGTCAGACGAAGATAGAACTCAATAGTGAAGTCACCAGTACCAACATTGAACACGGGATCGTTCGGATAAGAAAAACCACCATCACTATTGAAGAGAGCAGAAGCTGTTCCGTACTTGAATTGTGCTGTGTCGATCTGTGAAGAACCATACCGAGTAGAAGTTCTAGCTCCCACACCAGTACAGTTCGCTTCTGTAAAAGTCGTGCTTCCATCGACCCCGTCAGCATGAGTGAGTATCAGGGCGTTGGCGTCACACCCACCATAACCAGTAGGTACTCCGTTTATATCAACATTGATCGCAGAATTAGCCTCGATATCCAATGTCGTAGAAGGAGTATTTGTTCCTATCCCAACGTTCCCACCCTGCACAACAAGACGACCACCAGTAAGAGCGGTCGTGCCTATCGCTACGTTACCATGAGCATATATGGTCCCATCGACATCCAGCTTGGCTACTGGAGCAGTAGAGCCGATGCCGACGTTCGTTCCATTGTCATATATCTGACTATCGACGAGCGTGGTCGTGTTCCATTTTGGAACTTTATTTGTAGATAATGTTCCTACCTTTGCATCGACCTCTGACAAAACCGGGGCGTCCGTCGTGCAATTTACCGCTGAACCGTCGCTAGTACACCATTTTCCATTCGTCAACGAACCTACTTGGGGATCCGTCTCCGCTGTCAGGTATGTCGACCCGTCCGAACACGCTATCTGCGTCCCTGTACCTTTGCAGAAATTACCACTATTAGTTGAATATATCGTTGGATCTACTTCCGCAGTAAGAAATTCACTAATATTATGATTAAAATCAAAATACTGAGAGTCATTATCCCAAACTGCTATCTGTCCTGTAACAGTCAAAGCAGTACCATCAACATCTGAAAGTTCTGTTAGTGTCTTATGTCTACTTATATAAACCTCAATTGAACCTACTCCGGCTGCTCCTACTGTGGCAACTTGCCCAACAATATCAGAATGATGTGGCTCAGCTGGTTCTGCATTTGTCAACTGTCCTGCTATAGTTTTAGAAATATAAAGATTATCTCCTGCGGACCAGGTTGTTCCCCAATCTCCAGTACCAGAATAATCTGTTTTTATCTGTCTGACAAGACCAAATGTTGTTACTAAACCTGTCTTTGCTCCAGTTGTTGGAATATTCTGAGTAGCTAAACCAAGAACATTTGCAGTAGTATTAGAATCTGAACGAGCAGGAACAACTTTGGGCAAATGACCATGCCTCCCCACAACGGCTACAGGCGTTCCATCCTGTATTTCTACTCCTGTATCATTATACACCTGAATAAATAATTCTTGCCCTACTTGCTGTGTAACTTCTCCACCACCCATACCAAGATCAAGTGTTCCTTCTGTTGGATTCCACCTTAAAATACCATCTACATTTGTAAAAGACATTGGAGAAATATCGAACTGAAGTCCTTCAAACTGTGGTGCGCCATTAATAACTGATTGAGGAGAAGTCTGATCTAAATGTAAAGAGAGTGGATCGTCTTCATAATTTGGAACTTCTTGCCAATTTACTGGATAATTATTGGGGTCATAATAATCCCAATTTATAGCAGAAAGAACATTTTCATTAACTCCATCCCAATTAATATTGTCCGTCTGTAATAAAGGTATTTCTTCCCAATTTACAGAAGTCAAATATACAGAACTATCTAAAGAACCATCTCCCTTAACAAATTCAGAAGAAGTACCGTAAATAGAAGTATCCCAAGTTGTACCGGTTGATACTGCAATACCTTGTGTTGGATATATCATCCCATCCACAGACGACCAAGAACCATCTTTTCTAGTATATTGCTGACCATCGGATGGGGCATCCTCTAATTTTGTTCCAAGTGCCTCCTGTAGATCTAACTGCTCTGAAATTGTTCCACCAATGTGTCCCCATTCAACAGCACCACCGACCTGTACCCAATCCAAAGCTCCACAATTAGTAGCGGTAGTTTGACACACGAATAAACTATTATCTGACTTCTGATAACAAAGATCATTATTCTTTGCATCGGTTATAGCAGAGCAAGAATTAGCTACTTGACGCATCCAGGTATAACGAGTTGTCTGAGCATAAGAAAATACACTCAATATACTCAAAAAGATGCCTATAAATAATCCAATTATTATTTTTTTCATATAGAAGAAATATTATGATCCGTTGCTATGAATAAAGAACCAGTATTATCTTTCTTATAAACTGCTAGTATTTTTCGGATCTTATCTAAAGTATTCACATCTTTTGGCATAGAAATACTGATATCCGGCATACGATAAGATATGTTCTGAGGATTAATTATAGTGGCTGCTATTAAAGCAAGCAAATTAACTTCGCTATCTGTTGGTTCCGGATAAATAGTTGTCCCATCAATAAGAAAAGTATTAATATTATTAACAGAAACATGAACTAACGCAGTCTTTATGTAAGCATATAATTCATTCAAAGAATAATTGGAATAATAAGAATAATCAATAGTAATAACATCATCAACAGATAGATCAGAAGTGATATCAACCCGGCATTGAACAAGATCGGAAGTATAAGAAACTCCACTTTCAGTATCATTAACCATGACAGAGGTGATCTCTGTAACATTCTTTTCTGTTAAAGTAAAAAGAGAACTAGTTGTATAGACAAACGTATCAGTACCAGTTTTCTCGTCGTCATTTATTAATGTACGAGTTAATGTAGCTATAGTAGTAAGGTCATTCATCTAGGTCTTCCTCTTTCAAAGGAGCAATAAATTGTCTTTCGTTCTTTCCTCTGAATAATAAAATTTCATCTTCTCTACTGTAGCAAAATCTAAATCCTTTTTTTCTGAATGAATTAACTAACATAGAGTTTTTATCTAATTTAACATATACTTCTTTCATAAACTTCCAATTCAACATCATCAATAGATCATCAGCATCAGAAATATTATTATAAGCTAACTTTACATAATATCTAGGAGTTTCTATACTATTAGATTTCCAAACAAATAACAGCCCAGAAGTCGTTCCATTATTCTCTTTTCTAAGTGATAAACTGCTTGTTCTATAAAGAGCTTTAAGTCCTAAAATATCACCGACTCTAATACGCCTATTATCTTTAGTAATATATAAATTATCTTTATTTATTATAAAATTCAATAGATCAGCGTCGTATTTCTTACCAAATTTCAAGTTAGCGATCATAAATAATCTTTCTGTAAAATATCTATACATTGAAAAGGGGAGAAGAAGTTTATCGCTCCTTCTCCCCTCAACAATGTTTATCCAACGAGTGTATGTTTACAATCCATTAACTACGAGTAAAACAAGCGATTGCATACGGGTTGGTCACGGATACTACGATCTCTTCATATCCAGTTACACCTACAGCAAGATAACGCTTGCTAGAAGTAAGTACGCTAACAGGATTGTTGGAAGAGATAATAAGACGCTCGGGAACATCGCCAGACTCTGACATAACTCCGCCAAGCATAGCAACGCTATCCAGCTTCTTACGAACAAATAGAACCGGCTTTCCAACTTCAGTATCCGTTGCAACGAGATAAGCCTTCGTAGAAGCAATAACGGAAGTGGGTGAACCATCGATCGTTACTGTCTGATTGACACGAATGATGTCAATATTCAGATCTGCGAGGGCCGCCTTGAGCGACTGATACTTATTATCATTCCAGTCCCAAAGAACGATATCCTTGGCAACTGCGGTTCCTGCGATCAATACGAACTTATCACCGTAATCCTGAACTGCATCAAGCATGTCAACAAGATTCTCGTATGTGAAAGTCGTCTTGGCCGAAGAAAGAGTGAACTGATTAGCGGTCTGAACTGCACCGTCAATAGCAGAAACAATAAGACGATTTTCGTAAGCATTCAAAGCACGATTGATCGTCATTGTCTTGCGAGCAAGAACATCTTCTTTCTTTTTTGCAAGATCCGTGATCTTAACATAATACTCTGGAGAGGCAACATCAATAAAAGTAAGCAAAGCAGGAGAATCGGGTGTAACATTTTCCTGTGTTAGCTCACCATTTGCAGTGATCGTATAGATCTTATCAGTGTCCTGTAGAACATCGAAACTATAAACATAGTCCTCTGGTTCAGCAGTTGCGGTCTCGCAGATTGAAGTCTGTAACATAGTATACGGCTTGCGGGGATCCTTAGGTTCGCCCAGGATCTTTGCAAGTTCAATTCCCGAATACTTCATTCCTGTATCTTTTTCCATTTTAATTTCTCCTATTAGAGATTAAATGCACGTTTACGAACATTCTTCGCAAACTCATCTATCTCAGAACTTGGTTTTTTATCTTTACTACCGATCTCTAATGACCCGTCAGGATCAACTTCAGTAGCTTTTTCAAGAGACTTTTTTGCCTCTAACTCAACTAGCTTCTTTTTAAGAGAAGCATTTTCAAACTTAACATCATCTAGAACATCGTTATCGGACATATCTTTAGCAAAATCACCTAAGATAGAACGCCTTTCACCAATTAATTTACCTTCATCTCTAGCCTTAACAAGCTGTTCTTTCAAAGTAGCCAATTCTTTCTGTAACGATTCAACTTCAAGTGTCTTTTGTTCAATAGTTTTGGCAGCTTCAGTAATAACTTCAGTCTTTTCTTCTTCTTTTACTTCTTTTTCTGCCTCTTCTATCACTTCTTCAATAGTTTCTTCTACCTCTGCCTTCTCAACAATTTCATCCTCTGTCTTGATGAGTTCTTCGGCTTTTTCGATAGAAGGGGACCCATTCTCCTCTTTTGACATTGACAATTCCTCCTTCTTAGCGACTATTTCAATGCTTTTTATTGTTCTATCACTAGCCGAGTCTTTCAACATCAGAGTAGACTTCGGTGTTAGTTCGATCTTCATATCGGATGCACACATCCAGCAAGTCGCTTCCATATAATTATCTTTAAAATTTATTTCATTGATCTCAATTGTTCCCTTTGCTTTACACATTGGGCAAATAACTTCACCAGAAAGTCTAGAGATCGTCTCCATATCATAAGTAAAAAATCTAGACTTTTCCATTTTTTTCTCTTCTGAAGACTTAATGAATTCTTGTGGTTCTGTCATAACATTTGCAAATTCCAATACTTTTTGATTTGACATCTCTAATACTCCGGCACCAGGAAAAGCGGGTTTAGTATTTATCAATAATGCACCACCAGCCCATTCAATATCCTTTAGATCATAAGTATCGTCGTCCTTAAATTCACGCATACCATACGCTTCAAAAGAAATACCTAAATTCTTTTTATCCATCAATTCCTTAACTATCTCATAATCTTCTGCAAGATTTGTCTTAAAGAATGCCCCATAAGCATAAATAGTATCATCAATGATCTCTGCGTCTAGCCAAAAACCAACAATACGTTCACGAATATGGTCGAAATCAATAGCTTTTCCAACTAAGGTATGAAGAGATTTCTCTACTTCCTCTTTTGGCAAAGAACAACCATTGAGATTTGTTCTTTCAATGAAAGCGTATTTTCCTTTGAAGATTGCAAGATCCTTCGCAGGTAGAGCAATGCCTCTTTTTTCTGCTACCTTCTGCAATTCAGCATCATCTTTACCTTGTTCAAGAAAGCTATATTCAGTATGAAAACTTAGATCTTTTAAAAATTCATTTAATTTAACTTTATTCATTATTAATTCTCCATAACATTCTTTAGCTCTGTAACTGCCATCTCTATGGCTAAACGAATAATACTTTCTTTAACGGTCTTTCCAGAGGCTTTTAATTCAGCAACAATTCTTTTATATGCTTCGTTTCTTTTCTCTGCATTAGTAAGATCTTCAACGGAAATTTCACTAACAACATTTCTAACAACGTCTTTGATCTCTGCAAGCATCATCTGAACAGACTTTGTAAAAACAGCAGAAAAGAATGATTTCAATTTAGGAAAAAATACATTCTGAAAGAAATCTCCAATAGCTCTAAATATTTTCATATCTACTCCTTTTTATTATTTGTTAAAATACCAACTGCCATAAGTAAATTAGTTATATTCTTTTTACCAGCGATAAGAAAATTATTATCATGATTTAACCGTTTTATTCCAGATAAAGAAATAGCAGAAAAATTTATCTGCTTTAAAATAGACAACACATCTATCTTCTTGCCGCGGTAAAAAGCAGATATACCAATAAATAATTTAGAACTATCTACAAATATCTTGAGTCTTGCATATACTTCTCTAAATTCATTATTTAATACTTTATCAATAGCTGAAACATCAACAACAAGTAACTTATTTATTAACTGTAAAGCTGTGATATTATATAGTTTAGAGACAATAAACCCTACATGACCTACTATATTATATAGTCCTACATTATAAAATGCTAATATTCCTTTGATAAATAATAAAATCTTACGATCAAATAACTTTTTACCATCTATATCAAAAAACTCATTCCTCGGTATATAATTTCTAGGAAATAGTCGAGTTATCGATCCAGCTGGAACTTCTACAGGAACAAATACACTTTCAAATCCTCTTGTAATAAGAGAATTATATCCAGATTTTTTTAATCCTCTTGTAATAAGAGCATTCATTACACTCTAACTCTCTCAGTAACTGCATCATTTGTTGGCTGACCATTAATATCTTTTAAATTAAATCTAAATAATTCAGTAACATTATCTGGTTTATAAAAGATCATTTGATTGTTTTCTATCTTCCATCGACCAGATTCAATATTCTTTATGAGTTCGATATCATCCCAAGTTATTGTATCTGTTTTTGCTTTGATATTTTGAACTAACTCACCCATTGTATTTGGATCATTATTTACTGAAGGATCAGCACTCCATGGATTACCTGCTGAACCGGCATCAGTTAGTGCTTTACCTGCTGAACCTGTTATTTGATGTTCGCTAAGAAGTTCATCCCAAACAGCTTGGGCACATGATTTAGCAGTAACTAGTTCTCCCTGAGAAGTTATCTCAGCAGAAAGTCCAGCCTTGCCTCTTAATATGCTACCATCAAGCGTTCCCTCTCCAACAAGATTAGATATCATCCACACAATAACATTGGCAGCAGAAGTAACATCGCCTTGCCCTAAAAGAGAGGCAGACAACTTTACAATAGCACCAGCATTAGCAGAAAGTAAGCCCTCTCCTGCAAGATCAGCCAATATCTGCACGATTAGTGATAACGATGCTTCAGACACGTTGCCCTGCCCAGATACAGAAGCAGATAAACTTCTAATGCCAGTAACAGAACCTGTAACAGAACTAGATCCGGCTATATCACAAAGTAGATTTGAAACGAAATTAGTTGCAATATCCAACTGGCCAGAACCAATAAGGTCTGCGGCTATCTTAATATTTCCTGTTAAATGCGAGGAAGAAGTAACTGTTCCAGAGGCAACTAGATCAGCAAGAATAAATATCAACATGGTCAATGCTGAATTATTTATTTGACCACTTCCAGTAATTCTGGACTGACAAGGTTTTGTATTTCTAAGAAAAGAAGTACTATTAACTGTCCCAGATCCAGATATCTGTTTAAAAGATGACATTCCACCATCTTTTATCGGAAGCCACCACTGATAAGGAGGAGCATAACCAGTTGGATAACCGCTACTTGCTGTAAAACTCCCAGAACCAATGCACATATTCATCTGTTGTTCTGGTCTATTATAGCTCGTGCGGATTATGCACATGACGCCCGCACCGCCCATGTTGCGTATAGGCTCTGCCGCTAAAACAGAGATATTTTGCAGTAATCCCATTTTTACTCCTTACGACCAAGCAAAGTCGCAATACCCCATGAACGCTGTACCAGACGCTGTCACCGCCCCGGAATGATGAAGGAACATAAGACACGCACCGTCTCTAATGCGAGGAAGAGAAGGCAACTGGTTCATTAGATCTCGCTCTGCGGCAACAAAAGCTGTAGTCAAGGGTATAGAGGCAATTGGCTTACAAACTATAACATCTACTGCGGCGTCTGCTGTAGCTTGTGCTGCCGAGAACTGCAACGAGTCGACCTGACGGATACCATAATCCCCTGCCTGTAATGGAATAAATGGGCCGTACTTACCAGCACCGACCCCGCTGTGCGGCAAATGGGCAACAACGTCTGAGGCCATGTTGTTGATTGTTGCTCCAATTGCTCTATCTTTTGTACCGTCTTGATTAGTATAAGCTATTTGCGTTGTTGCGGCGTTAGCGCCGTTACCAAGAGCATTATCAATAACGTAGTACATTCTTACGCCTTTACCAAAGGTGGATTCTGTTTCATCGCATCGAGGCAAGAGGGGTGTGCAAATAACATCATCAATATCTCCATCAAAGTCTGATGTTGGGGTGATAACAAGCGTTTGATTTGCTGTTCCACAAGTTAAGATTGCTTCATTATCTGCGTTAGAAGAAATAGCAGAAGAAGCCGTACCACCGCCAAGCGATACCGTGACACTACCAGAGGTCCTGTTGGACATGGTGATCGTCACCCTGTACGGACACTTGGAGTAGACAGGAAGCGATGACTGCTCAAGGGTCAAGACGTTACCAGCAGTATGTCTGACGTTGTTGGAATTATAGGCCCACCCAGTATTCAGGGTCCAACCCGTCGCCGCACCCGTAAAATTACCATTATAAAGAACGCCATCCCAGTTGGCCCAACGGACATCATCCCAGTAAACGCTGAAGGCTTGGTTCTTGTCGTTGTTGACCTTCATCCCGATAGAAATGACGGTATCCTTGTCCGTTGCTGTCATAGCTGAAATGTCCAGCCTGACACGGGTCCAAGTGTTAGCCGTCAACGCCGGGAGCGTGTAGTCTTGCGAAGAGGCCAAGTTAGCACTCTCGTCCATACAGAACGAGATATCTCCAGCATTTAGGCTTATTGTTGAACGAACCCAGGCATAGATGTACTTGGCGTAGACGAAGTTGTAAGCCGTTGTCGCCAGGGCCACGACACGACTACCGACGATACCAGTAGCGAAGGTGTCATTACTGACCGTTAGCTTTACGCATGACGCATTCGAGCTTGCTCCAGTTACACCCTCTGTTGCTTTTACAACTAGCGAATTTGCGGTGTTAGCCGGGGTCTGCTCATTCCAGCCGACCTGACAGTTATGCACTATATTGCCTGTATAAGCATCGGATCCATGAAGAGACTGTATCGCCGCAGAATCAGTCCTGACACGAGGATAACAGCCAAGCACATCGACCAGCGTAAGGACAGAGGCGACGCCAGTAGCGGCGTTGGTCCATGCGCCATAGTTGACAAGGTGCTTTGTGTCTGGAGAAACGTCCCCACCATGCCATAGACCACCTTCGGTCAGATCGTTATACGGAACAAACCCGCCATATATGGGCTGGACAGAGACAAGATCAACGGTACCAGCAAAGGTTGCATCTGGAGTAAAGGTAATATTTTTATCTGTTGAACCTGCTACAATAATTTCTCTAAAAGTTGCGGCAGACGATCTTGATGTTCCTGCTGTACCTCCAAGATAAGGAGTAATAGAACCAGCAGAACGAGTAAGAGTATAGACAACCATATAGGGCTGTCCGCGCTGGATCTTGATGGTCTGGTATAGTGTCGACACATCGGCGTTTGCAGTCCTAGTCATTAAATGCGTTGCCGGGGTGTATGCCCAGTTAGACGATCCAATGACCCATGGCTGTAAACTTGTTACGAAGTCAGCATTAACAACTAGATTTCCATGGAGATATTGTGCTGGGTTTCCGTTGCCCTGTTGCAAGTCATACCAATTTCCTGCTACAGCAGTACCACCTGCATATAATTTTATAAAATCTTGTCTCCAGAACTTACCATTAGTAACTTCTGAAATAAAATTGTCTATACTTGTAAAACCCATTAGAATTCTCCTTATTCTATGAAGACCAAATAGTAGTTATCTCGCCCATAATTGGAACTGCGGCTATTGTTCCATTTGGCATTGTCAAAAAATTCAAGTATGCATCATCATATATTCTTGGTATACTCGGCTTGTCTTTAATGAAATCAAACTCAGCAAATGCGGTAGCTTCTCGTATCATAATTGTAGCAATTGGTCTAACAAGTACCAAAGAAGCAAGACCTCCGTTTGCCGCAAAAAAGTTTACGCTCTGCACACTTCTAATCCCTCTATCTCCAGCTTGCAATTCAATAAATGCTCCAAAGTTTGTTAACCCGGCGGTATTAGAATTTACAATAGTTCCAATATAAGTCGAAGTATTGGTTGTCGTAATTTTACTAACCCTACCAGATACTCCACTTTGATTAGTATAAGTTATCTGAAATCTCCCACCGCCAATATAAGGCTGGGTAGCAACTAAAAATGCTTGTACTCCTTCTCCAGTAGTATATCTTGGTAAAGAAGTCAGACTATTGTCAAGAATTTGAACATCGGTAGAATCCATATCTATGAGACTGTAATACATGAGATAATCACATAGAATGTATGGAGCAGGATTTGCCGCGGCACCAGCACCCAACAAGGATATCTTATGTAAATATTTCTTCTGTGGTAGAACAGCACCGCCGTGCCACAGACCCTGTTTATACCAAGCAGTCGGAACCGTTGCGACTCGTTCATCTCCTACATAGTAGTTTGGCTTTGGGGTACCAGGTGCCATAGAGAGATCAACCCAATAACCAGCGGTAGAAGCAATTGCTGGCAACTTACGAAAAGTGGAATAAGTATATTTCCCATTTTCATATGCATCTGTAATAAGTGTGCGAAGATTATTAGACATACCAGGTTTCTATCTGCTCCTGTAAGCCCCTCAATTGAATTAATAAAGTATCAGCAGTAAGATTATCTATAGCAATCACATCAGAATATTTAACATATTCTCCGTCTTCTGCCTCTATCATTTCTCCATTAATACAATTGAATTTACGCATCACATCCTCCGTCTCCGGTTACAACTACTTCTAACTGCAATGTTACGGTAGTATTATGTTCACAAGAACGAACTATTTGACCATCTTTAAGAAAAGCATCCTTACCACACTCTTTACAAACATACTTTTCCATTAATCACTCCTTTTATTAGCTCTCAGCAACAACAAGGGCGTTTGCGTTAAACTGTGCTTGAATACCGCTAGAAATTGTTCTGGGTGCAGATAACTGCCCGGCATACAAAACTCGTCCTGTACCGCTAGCATCTGTGCCAATAGCGACGTGTGTGATCGTATTCGAGCTTCCAGAACATTCAGCAAATTGAATTGTTGCCTTATTGCTTGTCTCACCAGACGCGGGAATTTCCCAACCAGAAGTTGTTCTAACAACCGCAATTCTGCCGTAGCTTCCATAGTTTGCTTCGTTTGTAGTCTGTGACCCACCAACACCAGGATCATCGGTGTGTAAACTAATATAAAGATTGCCAAGTGGGGAACCGCTAGCATTGTCTGCAATATTCGCAAACGTAGTAGCATTGAAGATCAGTGCTAAAAGACTATTACATGTATTCGTTGATTTCGCCATTTCTTATCTCCTTTTTAATTAACTATACAACTCAAAAAATTTAAGATTAAGTTGTGTTTTAAGTCCTTTTTTTATAGTAATAGAGGGACTCCACTCAAAACTAACAGAGGAAGATGTCTTACTCTTTAATCCTGTTGGACAATCAATTATCTTTACTTCTGTATTTTCAACAGATGCTTTTAATTCTACAACCTCTGCTTCTGTCTCATTATAAAGATAATACGTTATCTTTTTCGTATCTCCTGCAAGAACAATACCAAAATCAAGATCCTTTACTTCATACTTGTCCTGCAAAGAAGGATCAGAATATATTTTCATTGCTTCTCCTCCTCTGCAAGAAGTTTCTTTGTTAATTTAAGTTGAGCAAGTTTTAATTCAATGTCTTGCAATTTAGCAACATCTATTAACAAAGAATCGACGTTTTCAGAAGATAGTTCAACAGAACCAAAAGAACTTTTTACTTTCTTTCTTGGGAGCCACTTATCTCCAACTTTTTTATATAATTTTTTTACAACAGTCCAGGCGACCTTTCTCGCATAATCTTCTCCTTTTGGATAGGTTTTATTGAAGGTTTCCAACCAAATAGATTGTGCAGAGCGAGGTAAAACATTTTTTACATTGTCTGGAAGGTCATCTATAGAATCATATTTTCCAACTTCAACAATAGCTTGTTCTTCATCAGAGATATCATCTTCTCCATCTGGCTTCGGAACCTCATCATTATCTAGTGGGGCATTCGGAGCGACTTCTTCATTTTTAATAACCGGAGGATACATTATCTTATTAATATCTTCGGTTTCAAGGCTTCTTCTGTCTACTTCTACAACAAGATCAAGATCTCCAACAACTTCAACGTATGTCTGCTTAGAAATAACTCCTCTATCATACATATCCTTGAATTGGTCTCGCATATCATCTGTAATGAACTGAGCAATTGGAGTACTATGAACTTTTCTTATCTGACCGATATATTTAGGATGACTGTCCTTATTAAGTTCTATAATAGTTTCTAGAATATCTGAAAGTATCATTTTAAAATCTTCAATACCAGAAGATACTTCAGCAATAAATGGTCTAGGATTCAGAGTAGACTCTCTGCGTGTTGAAGCAATACCCTGAAGAACATCAATAAGACCAAGACCAGCAAGAAGCCTTCTTTCCATCGGAGTGTATAGTTCTTGCTTCAACGCTTTTTCATATTCTGGAATAAGATGTTCTATTTCAGTATCAAAATTTGTTGCATAGGTAGGAGTTCCAGCAATATTCTTTCTATCCGTAATAAGGTCTTCTAATTGAGTTTTTATAGTTTTTAGATCTTCGCTACTATAAATAAATTCAGATTGATTGGCAAGGGCAAGATTTTCACTGCCTTTTTTAAGTAACAAAAGATATTCTAAAGCCTTGCCAATGATATACTCGCCTTTAGTGGCAAGAATATCTAACAATTTTAGATTCTTAAATATACCCCTACGAATAATAAAAGGAATTGGATAGCTTGTTCCCCATGACTCGTATGGCTTCTGAACAAATATCTTTTCTGAACGACCAACTGGGATCTGCTTCTGTTCCTTCCTGTTGATCTGAAGTAAATATTTCTCTTTTCCTATAACAAAGGTATCTTGAGATTTATCATCAATAACAATATCTTCTCCATTAACGAACCAAAGTTTTGTCGGAACAATGAATCCGTTCTTGTTCTCCCAAATGCTCCTCAAAATAATGAAAGAACTGCCCTTCCACCTCTCACGAAAATATTCTTTAGCTAAAGCATTTATTCCTGTTGGGATCTGCCCTCTAAGATCGTCGTTTATACTATTTAGCCAATCATTAAAAAGCTCGGTCAAACTACGATTATTTGTCTCAACACTATAGTTAACCAAAGCACAAGAAATAGCAAAGTCTAATAAACTATTAACAAGACCAGAGGTATCACTTTTCAATAATTCTTTCACTGAAAGAACTTGATTGCGATATTCTTTTGGTATTTTTATTTGATCAGAAGTCAAATTCATCATAACTTCTGCCATTGCTCTTACAAATACTGCCTTGTCTATAGACTTCTTTGTAAGCTCTTTATCTTTTTGGGGCGTATTCATTTAAATTTAAGCTCCTAGTTTACTAAACTTCTTTCTATTAACCGGTTGCAAGCCTATAAATTCAGTATTGAATTGAGCAATAGCAAATACTCTAAAAGCACTGAATAGGTGATCTTCTTCAGAAACAACGCTATATACTGTTCTCATTCCGTTCGTTGTTGCAATAACAGAATTTAATTGTTTATCTAATTTATGATCTGAAGGAACAAATAACTTACTTTCATAGAACAACATTTTTAATCTTCGAACGGACCACTCAGAAACATATTCTTCTTTCAAAATCGGCTTTCCCATATCGAACTTGATACGACCCTTATCATCTCTTTCAAAATCAACTCCTATTTTTTCATTAAAAGAACAGTAAACACAGTTCTCTTTAGGAAAAACTTCGGATAACATTCTAAATATTGCTCTACCGGTCCCATCTGTTGTATCAAGAGAAATAACATTAGCTCTAACTGTTTCTGCAATATATCTTATCATTTCATACTGCTGTTTATCATCTAATCTATAAGCAACTATCTCATAGGTATAATAATAAACACCGTTGACCTCATAAATAATAACAACTTCTGTCGGGGCTGTCTCTCCAATATCTGCACAAACATAAACAGAAGAAGCATTATTGGGTCTTTCAATAACAAGTAGATCTTTAAAGAGAGAAAAGTTGTCTTTATTTATTTCAAATACTTTTACTTGCTTATCAAAAAGGTATTGCTTTCTAGTTCTCTCCATATCAAAAACCGCAATGCCTTCATCAACTACTTCTCCCTTAACGAAAACTCGATATCCCGCTGACTGCTCACCACCATATTCTTTAATTGCCTTTTCTTTCTCTTTGATATCCCACTTAGGATTAACATATTGAGGTAAATTACATACTTGGGATTGTTTAGCAAAATCAAAGAAGGTTTTACCAGCAGGAGAATATTTTGTAAAATTTGTCATACCAGCAAGTCTATAAACGCAGCCATCTTCTGAAACTGCATCTATACGCTTACTATAAACTTCTTCATTTTCGTAACTTGCTTCTTCAACATACAATCTATGTAAATGTTTTTGAAAGAAACCACTACCAGGTGTTTGCCCAGATAAATTCATGTTTATGCTCTCAAATAAATAACCAGACAATAAACTGATCCTATAATTGGGGCTTCTATTTATCTGAGCATCTAACAATTTAAAAAAAGAATGAGAACGAAGTACTTGTATTATTTTTTCTATGATACCTCGAATATGTAAGGCATCAAAAGAACTAAATCCAACATGCTCACCCTCTAACAATAACATAGAGAGCAATATATCTACTTGCTCTACTATCATGGTCTTTCCAAATCTACGACCACCAAAACAAAAAATATTACCTGCACCCTCTTTTAATTTAAAATTCTCTTTTTTTGATAATGCAGGATTGCTTGTATCAATTAAATATTCGTATGAGAACATTGGATATTGTCCCAAACGAACATTTGCGAATTCATCATCAAATCTAACAATATTGTCAAGATCAGAAAAGACACACTCAGTAAGAGCTATTGGATTATAAAATAGCTCAATAAATTCGAGTTCTTCATCAGTGATCCTCTCTGTCAACATATTATTTTATAGTTTAATGATAACATTAAGCTACATTATTCTCTTTTAAAAATTTTGTAATATAATAACAATGTTTAACAGTTGGTAATTGTGTACCTCTTTCCCATCTGCTAACATTAGTAATAGAGACACCCAGTTTCTCTGAAATGAATTTAACTGGCTTTCTATTATCAAATCTCCATATCTGTATCTTATCGATCAATTGTCTCTTTTCATCATCTGTGAATGTCATCCAATTTCTCCTAGTTAATTTCCAAAGAAAATACAAAGACTTCCTGCCTTCAAGTCTGAAAAACCGCCTACATGCTTGAAGGCAGAGAATGGCCATATAACTATAAAATTATATATTATTATATAATTATATTAGTTAGATATATATAATATAACTAAGTATGTAACTTAAAAATCTCGAACAGCATCTTGTTTTATCCCTTCGCTGTCAACAGCCACACACACGGCTGATTTTTTAAAGGAGTATGAGGGTTATAGGGCCCAGTCTGTTAGGGTTGCTTACCTTCTCATATCCTCGCCTTTATTTGCATAGAACGAGAACATATCTCTATTTTCTATGACATGCTTGACGCAGATAAACGGCCCCTTGGGACTCCAGTTAGTCAAACTGTGCTATCATGTACTTTCGTACTTCTATCCAAGGTTGCTTGTCATGTACAAGGACTATTGCCAATAGGTTGCACATGAGGCTTTGTTTAACGACTTAAATTGTAAAAGAGCGAAAATATAATTTCTTAGGTAAGATTATGGAATACTTACAACTACTCATGCAAGCAGTATTATTCAGCCACTAGCACATCAAGAACGTCTTCAAGATGCTTAATGCTAGGAGAGATTGGATACTCCCAACAGAATACAGCAATCCATGTCTTGGGTCGATTTGTTCTGTTCTTACGTCACTCAAGGTTGTACGACCTCGGCTATTTCAGCTTTATACCATTTGATGAGCAGAACCTGAAAATACTGTTTTTCAACAATATTTACAATACTATAGACCTTGCGAGTCTTGTTCTGTCACTAAGAAATATGTAAAAGAGCTATACAGGTAATTTAAGTACCTGTGCGATCAAAATATTCTTCAAATGAGGATTTGGGTCTTTTTTATACTTTTCAATAGCCTGATCTAGCTTATCTGAACGATAACTACTGGCAGCCTCATAAGATAATCCTCGATGACCATCAAATTTTCTAAATAATCCCTTTAAGACCTTTAACCCATGTAAGAAACCATGAAATCCTTCATGTTCCATCAATTGATTCAATATTGTTTTATAACAATCTTTACAAAGAACTACAATATCATTCTCTGTTTCATTACCAAGATTATCTAATCTAATATGTCTGATCTTATGATCTTTACCAAATATCTTACATACAGAACAGAAATGCTGTGTTTCAGAAAAAGTCTTTGCCTTTTTCTTCCAATTATATGACTCTACATATTTTTGATATTCTTTATAATTGCTCATCTTTTACAGCTTTCGATTCTACGAGTGTATTCAGATCCCTAATGTTATTTGGTGCAAGTTTGCTGATGATCCAATCAATATAATCTTCACTTGTTTCTAGTATAACAGATAATTCCTGTTTTGTCAAGCGATTTCTTTTATAAAGTTCAATAAGTTTCTCATTTGCAAGAAAACGATCCTTGAAATATGGGTGCTTTTGTGCTTCCCACATATCTGTTCGTATTCTTAATAAAACCATCTTTGAGCAATGAGGACAAACCATAGTTCTACTACCGTTATTCTCATCTCCCCATCTTTTAAATTTCTTTTTTAAAATATCCAACGTTTTAAAAGCATCAGAAGAGTTCTGTTCCCTGTCAGCCTTAGATAAACCAAGGGTTTTCTTCAATTCTGTTATCTGCATAATATTCTTATGCAGTGCTTCCATCATCTGTACTGGAACAGCTTTAGAATCAGTATAGAACTCATTAAGCATCTTCTGTAAACGCTTATTTACTATCTCTAGGAATATCAACTGTTTAAGAGTATTTTTATCAGATACGAACTCAAAAGTATAATCCTTAAAATACTTCCTAGCCATTAATATAGACTCTTTTTTCTCAGTATCATCATCGAACTGCCCAGGAATATCAAGTTCATCAATAAGAATATCAATGCGTACTTTTTCTTCGGCCATCTTTTTCAGATCGGCCTCAGTTTTGTTCTTGTACCCAGGGAAATTGCGATACTGATTAACCCTGTTAGCTATCTTATCGTTAATATCTTTTTTTGCCATATGTTATATTATATAGACGAAACATCAATAATACACAAAAATAAAGTATAAACAAGAAAAATCAGCATAAATAGCCCTAAGATCAATTATTATGAGAATAATATATACATTACTCTCATTTATAAATAAAAGAGCCTATAAGTCAATTCCAAGCAAATAACAGGCATATTATAATACCCTTGACATAGAAAAAACAGCCACCAATTTTTAGAAAAGACATGTAAGAAGAAAAGAAGATAAATGGGCTAATTAAATATAAAAAAAGAGAGAGATCTTTGCAGGTATAAGTAATACTGAAATCCATATATTATTGATATAGGAATACAATCGATATAGGAATACAGTCGTACAATTATTCACTATATATACCCATGTGCTAAAAAAGACCTAAATTTAAGTATAACATATATAATATATATGTCAAGGGTTTTATTAATAAAATAAATTAAAATAAAATTTGACATTATACTTAATTCAGTTTATACTTAATTCAGATAAGGCAATAGGGTCCTTATCAAATAAAACACTCTAACAGAGAGGTGATGTATGAAAAAAGAAGGAATGACACAAGATCAGAAGTTTGTTTTAATGTCGAAGGATACTAACGCAAGTAATTATGTTAAGAAAGGCAGGTTATCGATCGCAGAGGCTAAAAGGGTGACTGATAAGGCTTTCGAGGTTTTAGCAATTCTCGAAAAGAAAACAAAAGGCAAGGTCGAAGAGTACCTTCTTAAACTCTTTGAAACTAGCAAAGGGATCGATAATAATCCTAACAATTCAGCAAAAGGAAAGAATTATAATCGCCCTGCGAGGGTCTTTTCCTCGTTAGTTGCGAAAGAGTTAGGGCTTGCTACTAGCACAGTTCATGAAAAACTGACAGAGGCTGTTACACGTCGCAACAGGTGTATCGCTTCTTTCCTTCATGTCGCTGATAACAAGCTCGATCGCCTTGAAAAGCTCTGTTACTCGATCAATAAGGGCATAGGGTCGCAAGTCTAACCTAAAGACGAAGGGAAGGGACTGCATACCTTCCCTTTTTCTTTTACTTTCTCTATTGATGTTTTATCAAATTGAATTTGTTTTTTAATTAAAATCCATTTTCGGATAGTATTCAACTAAATACGGGAAGTATCTATCTATAATATATGGAGCACCAGAGACGGTTTTCTTCTACTTCATATGGCAAGTCTTATACTTGCTAATATAATGGAATTTCTGTATGGTTATAGAAAAAACACCATATTTGGTGTAATAATGCTCCCTTTTGGGGAGCCAAATATAGTTATTGATGTATCTTATAAATACCCATATCCTGATCTACGCACGGACCTACATATCGTGCAACTGGAAAGGCAATAATACATCCTATAATAAAGATATAGATATAGTATCTCATTTCTGGACCTCCTATTAACAGATCTCGCATCCCTTATTTACATCATATACAAATCCACATATAAAACATCTAGCGTATTTCTTGCCCTTCTTTTTCTGCATAGCCAATAAACGAGCGAGTTCCTTATCATAATCTTCCAGCGTCAGCATGTAATCGTCTTTTGTGGTTGTCATAAAACCTCCTTTATACGTCAAATACTTTTTCTTCTTTGATACTGATGTTCACGGTAGTCCACGAAGAGATGCCTAAATGAAACATGAGATCGTCCAGACTATCTTTCTCGCCTATAAATCGTAATAGCAGGAACTCTTCGGTCACTCCTTTCAGTTGGATAATAATATTACGTTGATCGCAATAACTAACAAGAAAACTTAATTCTCCCTTGTCCTGATGATCGTGTTCGATCTCGTAGATCATAAAATCCTCCTTTAAATTAATTTTATCCTTAATCCTATAATAACATAAACCTTCCTCTTGTCAAATAAAATTATACTCCATTCTTTTACAGTATATTAACCAAATCGGCGGAGTAATACTAACCAAATTTGGATACTACTATAAATGGCAAGTACCAACCTATAATATACATATGGATGAGGACGGTTTTACAATATAATAACAATAATAACTGGATTTTGCTAGTTTATTTACCCAAGTGACTAGGCGTTCAACAACTTACATAAAATCCTCGACGAGCGTTTCTGGAGCTTTAGCAACCAAAGGACTTACAGCATTTTCTATTAAAATCCAGAATAAATAGAACTGAAAATACTTAAATTAATTAATTTCATTTTGTCTACTAGGAGAAAACCATACCGAAATTGGCCTTATTTTTGTCATAACCTGTTATCCAACAATAACTTAAAATTAAATCAATAATTAAGGTAAAATTAATTAAAAATACCTATGGAAAGTACCAAAAGTGACATATATTGTCCATTTTTTAAATAAATTAGGCCATAATTGGAGAAATAAATACCTAAAAACATCATTTGGATAAAAGCCATAAGCCCCTTTTTTACTGATAATTTATATTTGGACATAAAGGAATTGGTCGATTATCGTCACGTTCTTCATCCAACTTCTTTTAAATACCTTTATTTGCATTTATTAAGCCCTTGGAGCCCTTTTCTTCCTTTATTTGATACATGATAGCCCTTTTCCAGTGTTTTTGCCTCTATGACCCCATTCCGATCATTATCTAATATTATGGTACTGTGATCTTTATTGTAGCATACTCCATTATTACTTATATCCCTATTACTGTACTGTTCTGTGGTACTATTCTATTCACTAACAAGTAACCCTTATTAATTCCCATTTATTTCCTTTCCATTCATACTCATATACCACTCTACCGATCCTTTCTATTTTTGTTCTAGCCATATTATGCCTCCTCATCATAATGCGGGCAACTATCGCATCCCTCACCATTATTACACTTATTAGCATCTTCTGGGAGAATGTACTTACCAGAATAAGGACACCTTGCCATATACTTATCTTCATTAGCTTCCCAATGATCTGTCATAGTTATCACCTTTCTAATACGGTCTGTATTTTGGTATTGCCTGTGTATTGATATTTTAGCTCCATTTCAGCATAGAACCAAGCATCGTTTATATTCAATGCTTCCATAAGATAGGCATTCCTGTCTCCAACAATAATGTACTTCATATTAATCCTCCATGTTGTCAATAAAAGTATACAGTTCACCAAAAAGAAGTTCTATTTCGTTCATTTTATCCTCCTTACCATGAACTTTGATATTTATAGTCCCATGTATCCCATGTTTTATCTTTGAATAACTTTTCCAGCATTTCTTTAGTGGATACGAGATCTCCCCAATAGTATTCATCATAATCTGTACCTCCAAAAAAGAACCCACATTGAGTTGGCAGTATATCTTCTATATTGCCGATTTCTTCGTTATCTCTGCTGGATAGAGCCAATTTGATCGTGTTATACAATTCCTCCAACTTTTCAGAAGAAACCAGATATTCTTCGCAATCATCATTACCATTCTGAACTCTATCTACGAACCATTTATGAATTGCATTAGCCTTTCTCCAATACATAACATCTTCTGTAATAGTAGTAACCTTTTTAATGTCAATACCAGCAAAAGATAGATCAGGAAGAACAATACCGAGATCTTCCAACTCCTTTCTTTTATGTTCATAATTAAATCCAACGAATTTCGACCTAGATAAATACATGTCTAAACCCATAATTCACCTCCAATTAATTATTGTTATTTTCCTTTTGAAGTAAGCACATCCAGAAGATCTCTATAGAATCGGATAGCTATTGGATCGTTCGCCTTAATGATCTTTTTCCTGATACCCTTGATAATCCTTTTCATTTTCGGCTCCTTTGTTCATGGGTTGTTTTTTCATTCATTATATAATAGCATGATAAATGAGATCTGTCAATAGCCAATTTTCTCCCAATTGATGAATTTTCTAATAAGGTATCCATTTTCTCTGACTATTACAAATTTCTTTCGTTTACTTAATAAACTATAGTTTACCTCTGGTAAGTTTTCGATTTCAACGACCGAATTGTTAGTTCTTTCTTGCATAATTCACCTCCGCTTTGTGTTTGATGTTCTTCATTGTTAGGATTATACTGCTGTTATCATAAATGTCAATAACCAATTATAATTTCGGAATACCGAACTTTTTTGACCAAATTTGGATATAAACCATTATGGGAAGTACCAGAATTCAAACCAAAGCTCAATATATCAAAGCTGTGAGGTGGTTTTAATAGATATCCGCAGAGCTTGCTAAAAAACGGATAATAAAATGTTTGACAAAGTTCGTTGGTTCATTTATAATGTTCGTATACTGAAGAACACTCGGCTCTTTAATAACTAGCATTTCTTTATATGTCAGAAATGCGAAATGGTGAGATATATACAAATAGGTGGCAGTATTTGTGTATATAACTCTTGGGTATATAGCACTTCCCAACAGAAAGAATAGTGCAGTTCTCCGACGATAAGACGTGGGAGCAAACAGGCAAGAATGGTTTAATTTAATATTTAATGAAGAAAGGATGTTATTATGGGAAAATTTAGGATCAAGAAAGAAACTTTGGAATTCTGGTTAAATAAGGCTATCACGGATGGTTTAATTGATTATAAGACATATGCCAAGCAAGTTGGTAAGAGTGAAAGTTATATTGGGGACATATTTGATGAGATCAGAAGAGCATTTAAACGTGGAGACCTAGTAGCACCAACGAATGAAGTTATGGAGTTCTTTCTCAAGACAAGCCCGAGAGAAGCCAGGTTGTTGGAAAAGACTATTTCTGTATAAACAGCCAATATAGCGATCGTTCGGGGCGGTTTTAACAACCATGAAGGAGAAAAGCATGGAAAAGAAGGTTATATCGTTTGAATTATCCCAAAAAAGTATTTTAGCCGCAATAAATGACCTATTGAAAGATTATATTAAGTTGGAATTAGATAGAACCACAGAAGAGAGTGGTATTCCGGCTATTTTGTCTATTTTTACTTGTAGTCTGGTTGCCATGTGCTTGTTTTCGTATAGTGATAGTGCGGATAAGGCAGGAGAAAGAATAGAACCAGTTGTTACAAAAATAACGGATCTCCTTATGGAAGAAATAGATAATATGAAGAAAGGAGATTAATGTGGTTAGTATTTCTGGGTATTTATCCAATAGAATAGGTTATTATGCGGAATTTGTTGGAAGAGTTCAAGGATTAATATCTCCGACATGCGATAGTTTACGTTCGGTTATGTATAACAACAATGTGGAACTAAAATATTTGCATTTAATATCGGAATTAGAAGAGTCCATAAAAGTTCTAAACAACCAGTTAAAGGAGGAGAAAGATGGGTAAAGTGGAGAGTTTGTACGAACAATTGTCCAAAAGTGAAAGATTTGGTCTTCAATTCGGAATGTTTCCGTATGACAAATGCAAAGGAATGAACCGAGATGAATCTATTGATCTTATGAAGTATGCCAAAGAGAAAGGATATGAATAATGGATCCCTTACTTAAAGCTATTAAATATGTGGAAGAGAGAGAAACAAGGGAACGAATAGAAGAATATGCCAATTGGGGAATTGATGTAGATGAAAATGAATTAGACGATATGGAAGATTATTAAATAAACGGGTTTGCATTTATTGATCTTCTATGATATAATCTTTTACACTGATAGACAACCCAATAAATAGAAAGGACAGAAGATGGCTAAGAAAGTTCCAACAGCTAGTGAGATCATGTCGGAGTATAACAAGAACCAGAGCGTAGATGATGTAGCAAATAAGTTCAATTGGGCGAAAGGTTATGCCAAGTTCATGATCGATCAAGCGACAAGGGCAACATCAACTATGGCAAGTAGTACCGTAGTTGTTGCCCCGTCAGTTAAAGATGTGGAAGAGCAGGAAAAGGCAACTATTTTGGACGCTGATATGCAACAGAAAGAGGTACCCGCAATGGAAGTAGCT